TCCATCATACAAACAATCATATACATCCAACCCATGGCAGGACGCCATCTTTTTTGCATCCAATCTTCGTCTTTTTTAATATCGGCCATGATTATTTCTTCCCAACATTGGCAGTTTGTTTTTCTTTGTGCTTTTCCAACTCTTGAACACGCCATACCAATGTGTCAAGCACTGCTTTGTTGGCACCGCTTCTTGCTAGTGCTTCTGTATTCTGTTGCATAAAGTCTTGGCGTAGTTTTTCACGAGCCAGTTCAGCACCCATGTTTGGTGCTTGTTTGTTGTCTGATGTCACCACCAACTGCATCTTGCTTTCGAGAATGGTCAACTGATGATTGACACTAGACAAAGCGTTCATCAAGTATACCACACAGGCAAACATGATGGGCAATACTGCAAATGTTACCTTTTCAATCAGCGCACCTTTGGCTTCGCCAGCACTCATCTTTTCTTTGATTTGTTCCAATTCCATATTATGTTCCTAAAATATGTTTAGCGTGCTCATAATGTGCAATTCTATCATCAAGTCCAATCGTACCACCATTGATACGTTTAGTTAATGTTAAGATATCTTCTTTATCCGCCCATTGGTTTAGGTTGTTTGATTCCCAAAACCAGCAAGCTGATTGTGCAGCACCTTCAAATGTTTGTAAATATTCTGGCACATCTTCAACATTCATTTCCAGACTATCTGCAAACGATTGGTAATTACTCTTACCAGTCAATTGGATTAAACCACGACCACAGTAACGGAAACCATCACCAGACGCTTCATCTCCATTACCCATACGATTAGCGTAGACCTTATTGGCAATCGCTTCCTGTTTGTTTGGAAGGCTGGCGTAATGATTGGCAATCTCATCAGTAGGGAAATACTTTGGAAATATCTTACGGAGTGTAACTGCTCTGTAGTTTAGATTTTCCTTGAGTGTGGTGAACTCACCAGATTCGTGAGCGCATTGGGCAATAAAGGCCGCAATACGTTGTGGTGTATTGATTTCGTAATCTGGCAACAATTGTGAAAGAGCACCATACCAGTTGTCAATGTATGGATTCTTTGGTAATAATTGTTTTAGTTGTTCTTTTGTCAGTTCCATTTTAAGCCATTAATGATGCGGCCGCTACGGCAGCGTTTAAAATAGTATTCAAGGTTTCTTTTAACTGGAGGCCTTCTGCATCCTCGTTAATTCCCTCCATGATATTTATACCTAAAAGTAGTTGGAGATACTCTTCCTTAGTGATACTTCCAGCGTCCACCATGGCTTTATACTGGTCACATAAGTTTTGTAGTTCTTGTGGGTTCATCTTGGTTTACTCCCTAGTGCTTGTTGAATGGTTTCAGCAGATTTTTCAATTTGTTGTAGTTTTACTTTACAAAAAATAGGTGATATTTTATCAGCTTTATTGAAGTAATCTCTTGCATCTTTGGTTAAAGTAAATAATTTGGCAGATAATTTCGCAGCATCTTCATTTCGAGGAATATATACTGTGAAATTTTTGAACTCTAAAGCACTATTATACAGGTCATTTACCTGTGTAATAACTAAAATATGATTAGCACAATTTTCTTCAGCCACTTGTGCTTTAGTTTTAATTTGATTTACCAATGAATATTCTGTTGTATCATATTTGGCCATAAAGTAAGCATCAAACAATGCACATCCAGAAAGTTGTAAAGCACAAATACAAATTAAAAGTTGTTTTTTCATATTAGTTACACCAGCTTGTTTTAGCTTCACCATAATATTCTCTTGCATAACCTTGTTGTATCAACATACTGCGTAATGATTTACCATCTAACAATACATCACCCAATACTCGACCACCATATTTGTCCCAATCCATCAATACAACCTGTCGTGTAGTGGCACCATTAATCAAACTCTTGGTAAATGCCGTTGCTGCTTGCCCACGAGCATCTTCTGATGGACATTGTGCTCTGAATCCTTTTTCTGGTGTATCTACACCAAATACACGAATTGACAATTCTTTCTTCAATGGATCTGGTAACCATAATGCTTGAAATGCAACAGTATCGCCATCAATAACTCTGGTGATGGTTGCATTATAGGTTACGCCTTCTTTTTGTTTCTGTGCAAATACTGTTGTTGAAGTAATCAACATTAATGCAATTAATAGTTTTTTCATTTCACACTTTCGTAAATTTGTTTTTGTTGAATATACCACTCTTGCCAAGATTTATATCTTTCCAGAACGTCAAAATAAATGCCATAATTTTCATTGGCATTGTCTAACAAATCTGTTAGTGTTTTTTTATTATCGGGGAGTTGTTTTAGACTTGGTGGTGGTTCCATCAAGACTTGTGGTGCCTGTGGAAACTTTTGAGTCAATGGAACGGTTGTAGAGCATCCAAGCAGTATCAGACAGACGGCACTCAGCATCAATATTTTGCCGTTGCGCTTGAATATCTTTTGCATTGTTTTTCACCCTATCTTTAATTTCACTTCTTTTTTTATCTAATTCATTTGTTAATTTTTGATTAACTTTAGCAGACTTAATTTCTGCTTCTTTAATTTTTGCTTGCATTTCGGCTATTCTAGCACGATACGACATTTCAGTTGCATATCCTCCTTCAAAGAATACACCAACTATCAACAACACTATACCTAACTGTCTACCAATCAAAGCATATGGTTGAATAACAGGTATAAATCTAACAAGTGATCCTATAAATGTTAATACAAGTCCAAGAATGACTAGACCATGTATTGCCCATTGTAAAATCAAATCAGGTATGAATGATAAAAACCACATATTAAGCCTTTGGAGATTTTCTCCTGATAGACATCATAACAGGACTTTTCTTTCTACGGGGTAAATAAACACCTGGTTCTCCACCATTGGGTCGTCCTGTACCAGCAATTGCACCGCTACTAACCACATTCGTTGGACCAGCAGAACCACCCATCGCACCATCTTCTTTGACACAATTAGGTACCATACGGTTGCCTTTTTTCTTCATACCTTTTGCTGTGTATCCATCCCAACAGGCTTCATCAACTTCTTCGTTTTTTTCTCGACCTTGACAATGTGCCTTTTGAGAAAATCCTTTAGGATTATTACAGTTAATACTTTTTTTGTATTTTTGTGACCACTTCTCAAGGAAAGTTTCTTCGGTCTTTACATTGATTGGTGCACCACGGCGTTCTGGATTTGGATCTTCTCTACGCTTTCTTTGAGCAGCACTAGCACGAGCTTCTTTACCAATTGCATGAGCTTTTGCTTGAGGTAAACACTTTGGTTTGCCTTCACCCGGTTCTCTTGCACAGTCACCTTTAATATTACCTTTGGTGTCCATACGAACCCACTTCTGTTTAAACCATTGGCGTAAATCTTCACCAAGATATTGTTTAAATGATTTCATCAGCAATTCCACTTTCTTAAAGCTTTGTTGATGCGGCTATCCGGATCATTTGCTGTCTTAGCGGATGTTAATCGTTTCTTCATGCCACCCATTCTAGCACAAAATGATTTTCTACGATTGGCTGATTTAGAACCTGGTTTTAGTTTAGATGGTTTTGTTGTAACAGCCATCGATAATTTAGAACCTGGATTTTCTCTACGATAAGAGGCAATACCTTTACGATTTAAACCACCTTCTGGATCTTTACCGGCGGCTCGTTGCCATGCTGGAGATTTTTCGTCTAAGTATTCTTCGGTTACAAACTGTTTAAATGTTTTCATATTTGCCTCAATATCTCTGCGACATTAACGTCTATTGGTATTTCTACAATCGAAATGTTTTTATCTCTAATTCCATAAACCATTTCTGGTACAATATTTAAATATGACAAGAAAGTTTTGAGTATATCATAATCTCTCTCGTCTATTTTATAAAATAATATTCTTGCCGTGTGTTCTGGACCAAAAACATTATTCAATAAAATGATATGATTTAATATCAACCTCTCTTTGAGAGATTTGGTAATTTTATATCTACGAAATAAACGCTTCAAATATTTGGTTCGTTTAATATCACTTTCAAATTCAGACATGATACAATGTGGTGAATTATAACATTTCATTGCATATATCAAAAAATTATCATCATTTAAATTATCAATCATTCTGTCATTCTTCTTCTATGTCTGGTTCCTCTGAAGAAAGATAATCATCTAATTCATTTTCATCAGAAATCATCGCTTCAACATCGTAATAACCATTATCATCTGTTTCATATGAAAAATAAAAATAATGTTTAACTTCATCTAAATTATTCAACTTCTCTACTGTACCATTCAATTCGGCACCCGAGCGAGCACCGAATTGGTCGATATGAATAATTTCTTCACCAGCATCTAAATCATGAAATACTACTTTTGGGAGAGTAATGCCATATAAAACTAATACTTTACTTGCACGAACCCAAGCAGAATATGGATTCATATGATTTCCACTTACAGCTAACGCTAGGTTGCGGTTCAATTCTTGGCGGGTTATCTTGTCCGCCAAGTTCGAACCACTTTTCATAATCTGTGCAGTAGGAATTATTAAATCATTTCCTTCTACAACAAATTGTTTAAATCCCAACATTAAACACCTTGGAACACAGAGTTTGTGCTTGTGTTACCAGAACTTACGTTCAATGCAGTTGGAGCTGCAATAACAACTAAAGTTTCTCTTAATTGACGCTTAGTACCATCGTTGTTTACTTTGTATGTAAAACGATTCCAACCAGTATGAACACCGTTGTTTGCACCAGCAATCAAAGTATTTGCTAAACGAGTGGATGTTACCAAGATTGTGTCGTTAGCAAAACGTGAAGCTGCATTTGTGCCGTGATTAATTGCGGTAGCAAAGTAGATTGTTTCACCAGCGGCGATTGGAGCTACTGTGTTGTTTGCAAACTGAACACGAATGTTGGCCGCACCAGTTCTGATTACTGCAACGCTATTGTTACCACGTTTAAAGGAAATATCTTGTTGGTCAATGATAGATGTATCAAAGAAACGAGATAATCCGTTATTTGCGGTTGCATAAACATACATTCCGTTTGCAATACCGGATGTGGTTGGATTGGTTGTAAATATAATTTCATTGGTGCCTAATGCTGTCGCATTGGCAGTTACTAATGTAGCTACAGGAATAACTTCTCTATTTTCTGGAAAGAGTGGTTCGCTGTTTGCTCTATCGTTATTTCCCCATAATGGCATTTTTTTCTCCTTTTAACCTTGGGTTGTGTTACTATTTATCTGTTTTCTGATTGCTGATTTTATTATCAGGTCTTACTGATTTTCTCATTATAGGATCGATTTCTAAAGTATCTCTTGGTTGACCTGTTAATGTTGTTCCACCCTTTAAAACCATAGCGGCTTGATTATCATCATCACCATAAACCTCTTGTTTGTCCATCTTTGGTTTTTTACCATAACTTGCTACTGATTTATCTTCTTTTTCGTGGTCATACAAATCTTCTTTGACCATCTTGTGTTTCTTGTATAATGACTTAATTATACGAGCTGATTTGGACATTTCTTTTTTCTTGGAATAAACTGGTTCTCTATCGTCAGCTTGAGTTCCCATATCAAAAGCAGTTTGTGTTGCAGCTTGTGTGTCTTGGAACACATCTTCTGATGTTGGTTTGTAACCAGACAAACGGTCTAGAGCTCTATTCCAACTCTTATTATGAGTTTTAATTTTTTGGTTATGGTCTTTTCTACTCATACCTGGTTTTTTCTCAGGTACAACTGGTTGTTTTTTCAACCAAGAAAATACTGTGGTCTTTTTGAGTTCATCAATTTCTTCCACTTCTTCATTTCTATATCGTGGTGCTTCTTTATCCGTAGTTCTGTAATTTCCACTATCTGTATTTGAGAAATATTTGGCTCCGTGAGTTGCAAGGCTTTTTGCTATACCCTTTGGAGTTTTTTTATACAATGAAGGATCCGATTTATACATTGGATGACCAGGACGATGTTCACCTTCTTCTATCTCAACATCTTCTTTAACAGTAATGTGTCGTTCCACTTTTGTTAGGCGGCAACCTTCTTTACATTTTTCATTTGCTTGACGAATTGCATCCTCATCGTCTTTTGCAATCAACAAATTCATTCCTGTCCACTCACCTGTTTTTGGATCTTCGTAATGTGCAGCGTGTGTATGAGAATCATTTTTTTCAGTAACAACTTCCTCTTTCATTTTCAGTTCATCTTTTCTTTTACCAAAAGTCTTATGAACAAGAGTATCTAAGTTTTTATGAAATGAAGTTTCTTTAGCTTTACTAATACCAGATGCTTCATCAATACCACTTCCATGATATTTGTGAGCAATGTGCATGGCCAACTTTTCATGCTTTTCTTTTGGCACATTGGTACCTCTCAAATATCTTAAAGCTGACTGGTGAACTTTATTATCATCTCCAGCATCACTATTATAAGGAGCGTGGTCGGAATTTGTCCAATTATCAAAGTGATGTTGAACTTCTGAATCAGAAACTTCATTGACAGTTTCTTCTTTGTTTAAATGTTTCTCTAAACGGTCAATAGCAGATGTCATATCAGAACCATCTTTAGATTGGTTCTTCTCAATCTCATCGTGTTTCTTTGCTCGGACTGCTGCAGCTGCACGAAATCTTTCTAATGCGGTTGGTTTGGTATTATATGTACCGGCACTCAAACTTTTTTTAATTTTAGTTGCACTATTGTCCCATGCCTCTGATGTCAATTCATCAGATTGTTCCGTTTTTTCAGATACCGATTTCCATCCACCACCCATTGCTTTATATTTCTTAGATGCCCAACCATTTGCATATGCGGATGGATATACTGCAAATTTGGATTTAGCCGCAGCCTTGGCACGAGCCCATTTTTCTGGACTTGTTGGTACATTTTTTTCATCGATAGGCTCAACTTCTTCTGTTTGTGCCCGTTGTGTTTTCATTTTGTCGGCAACAGTAGTTGAAACATAGTTAATTGGATCATCAAACTGGTGGTCACGCCTCCATTTATGAAACTCAGAAGATTTTGCATGAGATATTTTTGTGTCTTTGCTGACGAAATCTGGATTAATACCACGAGATTTAAGATAATCGTGTAGTTCACCTTTTTGACTTTCGGTGATACCTGCACGAACAGACCATGGTTCATTAGGGTCTGTACCAAAGGTGGGTTTCTTTTCACCCTTAACAATCATTTTTAATTTTTTTGCATCCATGTTTTTACCTTAACCGTTATTTCCTGGAGCTTTACCTAACATCTCTGTTTTAATTCTTTTCATAGCTGAACGAGCCAAATCTTTAGCACGGGACATTGGTGTGTGTTTTGCACCAGATTTATCTGTTACTGAAGCACTAATTTTTTTGTATGGTTTATCAAAAGGAGGTTGTTCCGCATTTGTTACAAAAGGAACTGTATCAGATTCAGGTTGTTTACCTTCTTGAACGCCACGAGCTTTGGCTAAATTTTCTTTTGAAGAAATTGAATCTTTATTTCCAGCTTTTGCATCAGCAACTGTCAATGGTTTATCACCACGAGCCTTACGCAAGAAAGCTGGAATGTCAGACTTTTTTACTTCTTCTTTCATTGGACCTCCACGAAATTTTACTTTTGTGGATCTACCATTTGAATTAGGACCAACATCATCAGATTGTGCTGTTCGTTCTTGACCTTTTAGTGTATCTTTGGTGCGAACTTTAGGATCAATTTCTTCTTCAACAGCATCTTCTTTCATTGACTGTTTTGTTGCTGTGGCATACATTACAGATTTTGCATCTTTTCCATAACGCTGTCTAAATCCAGCAAAACCTTTTTTCATTGACTTAACAATTTTTTCACGCTTGGCCATTTCAGCGTCAGTCATGTGTTTTTCTTCAATTGACTCAACTTCTTCTTTGTGCATTTTATCTACGTGTTTGGAAACTTCACCATCTTTACCATGTAATCTTTTTTCATGCTTTTTTACTTCTTGTTTGGCTTCATCTTCACATGAATCTTCTGCTACATTTTTTTGGCCACGAAGAATTTTAAAATCTTGAGAATCAATTTTATTATTTTTATTTTTGTCAATCTTATGTTGATTGCCTTTAAGAGCTTCAATTAGTTTGGCTTTAAATTCAGTCGATTCGTTCTTTTTCTTATCAGCAACTGCCTTCTTCATTGGCTCTTTCTTGTCGCCATCTTTATCCATGTCCAAGAAGTCTGGTTTGGCAGCTTCATCATATCTACTTTTGGTTTTCTCGTAATCTTTTTTGTCTTTACCAGTCAACTCTTTAGTTGTAGGACCTTTAATTGTGTCGATATCTCTCTTAACTTGGTCACGGCGTGCTTTGGCCGAATCACCATAAGAAGAACCATAAACTTTCATGCCAGTTGAAGTGGTTACCTTTTCTGCTTCAGCAATAGTTTCATCTGTAATTTTACTTACAGCATCAGCAACTGAATTCATTTTAAGTTTATTGACAAACATTTTATTTCTCCTGTTTCTTTTTCTTTTTAATTTTTATTTGGGTGCCAATATTTCTATTTGCATCTTTATATGATTGCATTGGTTCAAAATTAGTAGCGCCATTCAAAGTTCCACCTACACCCATGTCAGGTATAGAAATGTCATTTTGAAAACCATTATATTCTTTAATTGTTTTTCTAAAACTACTAAATTCTTTTTGTTCTCTGTATGTTACATCGCCTAGACCTGACATAGGATATACTGTTCCTTGTTGGCGTGTATCAAATTCTGGCCCCACACCTGCGGTGTTCCGTAGTCTTTGACTTACGGTTGGAGCATCTACTATTCGTTTCTTCTTTACTTGCTCTTTGTCTTTGGAGAAGTTGGTTTCTTTCGGCTGCGGGTTGACGGTGAGCGTTGGTTCTTGGGCTTCGCTGTAGGTGCGGAAGATGAAGGTTTTTCGCTTACTGTTGGAGTTCCACTTGATGTCATCTCCGTTGGAGTCGTTTGGTCTGTTGTCGGCTGGGATGCTGTCGAGTCCAGGGGCTTTGAGTTCTGGATTGGTTTTAATTTTAGTAAATTTACTAGCGCTTTGAACATTTTTTTCTTCCTTAATTAAATTATCACTTTTATTTAACTTACCGTGCTTTTCTAACCACGACAAAGACACATCTCCATAGGTCCTACCTTCAATGAAGTTATGAATATTTAGGTAAGTTTGAGTTATATCTTCCTCAATGGATTCAAGTGAGCCCGTATTGTCTATCTGCACGAAATTGTCAAAAGATTCGGCAAAGAGATTTTTATTTTTCTGAGCTTGTGTCCATTTGTCGTATCGAATGGATTCGACCATCATACGGGACAGTTTAGTATTTCTTTCTTGACTTACTTCATTTGTGGTATTCACAAATATCATCATACTGGAATAACCTAAATCTTCTAATTCCTCTTTGATATAGTTGATTTTGTCAATACTATCTGCTGGTCCGTTGATAATTAAAGGACCACGATTCCGAATGGCTTCTCTGCGGAAATCACTGGTTTTTTCAGATAGTTTTTGTTTATCAGCAAGGTAATCATAGGCTTGATTGGCGTTAAGTTCCACGGCACGAGCTTCTGGTATTGATTCACGGATAATGATATCTTTGCCAGAACCAGGTCCACCGGTTACAAAGATGGCTTTGAATAGACCACGATTAAAGTTTTCATGTAACCCCATACCCTTACGGGTATCATGCATAAGTTCTTTTGCGTGTTTATCTGAAACGTGTTCTGGCACACCTTTTTTGAATTCTTTTGCATTACCAGAAGCGGCATGAGCTCGCATTTTGGTACCAGACATACCAGTTGAACCTTCGGCATCAGGATCTCTTTGACCTGCTGAATGGACAGTAATCTTTTTGAAATGGTACAACGCACCTTTGTGTGTACCATTGTATTGGTGTAATTTCTTTTTATACTCATCAACACGGTCAGAACCAGCAACCATATGAAGATGTGTTACACCTTTCTTATGTAATTCGGCTGCATGATGTAGGAATGTTGGATGTTCTTTGGAAGATGCCTCAAAGTGTGTACCTGGAGAATACCTTTTAAGGTGTTTAATTTTCTGTTCAGCTGATAATGGATTCTTCTTAGAATCTTGGGAGTGTGAAGTTACAACAGAATGTGAGGCATTGTGTTTAGCTGCTACTTCCTTAACCTTGTCAATTAACTTCAAATGACCTGTGGTTGGAGGATTCATGCGACCAAAGGTCATCACATGGTGTTTTTCACCTTGTTTTGTTTCTTCGACTAGTTCTAAAAACGATTTCATTTTCTAACTTTTAATAAATTTTGTTTAGCAAACTCAGCACGATTAACCAATTTGGTTGGTTGATTATCGTGGTGAACTACAAAACCTTCAGGTTTAGACTTCTTACCTTCAATGTGATGTTGGTAATGTCCTTCATGTGTTTCTAGTGATTTAACCAAAGCATTTTTAGCTTGATGTAAATGGTGATGCATAGCAAACAAATTACCATAATGTGCTTTGTGTTTTTCAACATGAGCAATCTGTGAGGCACCTTCTTTGGTCTTTTCAGACTTGGATTTCTCAGTTTTTACTTTGGCAGCCTGTTTTGCATGAATGTCGTGTAAATGTTCTTTAAAGCCTTTAACACTTGGCACTTCGTCATGTCTTACTGTCTTGTTTATGTAGGTTGACAGGTGGCCAGTTTCTCCGCCATGTTTTGGATGAATCGCATCATACATCTTGTGACCATGAGTGTCGTGGATTTCTTTAGCTGCAGCCATGTGTTTTTGAAAGTGTTTCTCATTCTCAGCAGAATGTTTTACTTTACTTGTATCATGTTCTGCACCGTGAATATGAACATCTGGATGTTCTTTAAACTTTGACGTATCTACATGAGGTGAAGCGTGTTTCATATCATTACTATACTGGTGGTGAACCACCACACCAACCTTAGAGCGTTTTATTTTTTCTGCTTCTTTACCTTTGGCAGTATAAGTGATTGTATTTGGAGTAAAAGAAACATCACCTTTCGCTTCTACAATATAACCTTCATGTAAATGCTTTGTATCAGCATGATGCATTAGGTCACCTTGGAATACACCTTCTTTTGGTGTTACTTTTGGTAAATGTTTTAATGCGTGTTTGAGTGTTTTTGCTAAACCAGGAGCATGACCATGATTCTTGTCAATATCTTTTTCTGTATGGTTAATCTTTGGATTCTTATTAAAAGCAGATTTGGTTGCAACAAAGAATTTACCATTTTTGGGGTGATGACCAAAAACGATTGATGGAGAACCATCATATTTCATCGTTAAATTGGTATTCTTATGACCACCAGTCATGTGTGCATGAGCTTTCATCAAAGCTGCATGGGCGTGTTCAAAACCTGCGTGGCCGTGCATCAAAGGCCTATCTTCCGCATGATGAATATGTTTAAGTTCAGAACCTTGTTCAGATTCCTCCGTTAAGAATGACTTAAATGATAACATTGAATTTCCTTCTGATTTGCAATACACTTTGATTGCCAGTTGCTTATTTATACAACTTCTTGGTTCTTGAGCTCAATTCTTAGAAAGATTGGCTTCGATACATAGTGGCTTAATTATTCCATTTTGTACCTTCAAAATCCAACCAATAATTGGCCATACGACCTTTTCCTTGAAGTAAATAGAATGGTAGGGTATGAACTAATGCTCGACTGGATCCATAGTATATCAGGTCTTTAGGTCCTTTGTCAAGCGCCCATGCAAAGTGGCTAGAACCAGTATCACCACCAACAAAGATTTCCGCTGTGGTAATGTGGTAATAATTCTGCACAAAATTGGTAGAATACCGCCAACCCTCAAATGGGCAACCTTCGGTTGATTCGCCTTTTTTACAGATTACTTTTTCATAATCTTTATATTCTTCAGTAGAATACTTGGCAATAATCTGTTCATATACATTCTTTGGCCAGTTACGCCATTGATTATATGGTGCATCAAATAATGGAAATACAGCAATCTTCTTTTCCATCGGTGCATTATTTGGTATTTTTATCAAATCACCACATATATCTCTGAAATCCCAAACATTTACTTTTCTCCAAGGCAATGATTGTTCACCCGGTTCTGTTGAAAAATAATTAGTCATCTTCAACATTATCTCATAAAATGTTTGACAATGTGTGTCTGAGCTAACATTTCCTGGTTTCAAATGAAACTGTATTGTAGGATTGTTATTTGTTTTTCTGATATGTTCCAAGACATTCGCAACAGCAATCATATCTCCATTTCGAACTGTGCCAAAAGTTCCAGGTTCAATATTGATAATCATAGTGTAATATCTTTCACATAAACTAATTTTGATTTACGATTACCATAATAGTGTCGTTTAAAATCAAACTCAACAGGATGGCCATCCCAAGTCCTCATATCTTCGTCCCAACCAACGATTGTTTCTTTATTCATTAGGTCAGCAATAATACCAATGCCTGTGAATGTAGTAATAAATGGATTAGGATTCTGTTTGATAAGATTGCAATTATACATTAATGGCTTTGAGTAGTCCATATATACAACTTTGTCTTTATCAAGATTTGCACCATTCTCAATTACATTGGTGTATCGTCTTGCATCAACACTAGGATCTTGTTTTGCAGACCATCTATCACCAATAATAGTTTTATCATTGAAATCATCAACAAACATTGGGAAAACTTGAATCTCAAAATCATCATCAACTTCAAATAACATTCTGTAATTATCATTTACCCAATTCTCATAACGACAGGTCTCAATAGGACGATTTGAATCTTCTTGGTCCATGCGTGTCCATGAACTGATAGTCATAATGTCACCAAAAGTCAATAAATCATCGGAGAAATCGACATCTTCAATCATTGGTTGATATTTTAAAAACTCTTTAATACCATTAAACTTACGCATCTCTGGTCTGATAATGAGATGAATCTTTTCATTTTTATATTTTGAGATACCTGAGATTACAGGTAGTGCATTACAAAAATCACCTAGATTGGCGGTACAATCAATTTTAATTTTCATTATAATCCTTAAAAGCAACAAACCAATCATCAGCTGATACTTTATGCAATTCAAACAATTCTGGTTTTTGTAAATACGACATCAATAAGATGGTTTGGTCATCATCTATTAAATTATTTTTAAGTAATTGGTCTACACTATGGTGAACTAAATGCTCTAGTGTTTGCCACATATCTTTACCCGCAACAATACATGGACCTGTAATGTGAACATCATTATTGAAAATAACATTCTCAATGAATGTGCCTTCTTGCCAATCTTTTAAATTGAAAAAGTGTATTTTATCTTTGGCAAAAGGATATTGCCAATGTTTAACATCATTAAGTGTAGATAGGTCTCTACAGTATCCGAAATCCATCCAAGCAACCAAATCAGTATTAATAAGATTAGATTGTAAAGCTCTTGTAACAAAAGATGACTTTAAAAAATTGACGAGAACATAGTCAGCATTCCAATACTCTGGATTTTTTGCTTGTGCGGGATTTATTTTAGCTTGATATTCTGAGTCTTTTTGAACTCTGGTAATCTCATCTCTTAGTTTTTGAAAACTATTAGGAAAATCAATTGTGAGTATGTCAGTAGGTCTATCCTGTCTGAGAAATTTTACCTCATCAACCAAATCTTTTGATGTATAAACAACCATAGGATTTTCCAATTTAGCCATATGACTAAATCGGTCAAGATATGTTTTGGTCGTTCTATGTAAATAGTGTGGTAATCCTTTGTCTGGTGTCCAATCACCACGACCAATATCAAAGAAAGCGGTGACTATTGTTATGTCGTTCATATTGATTCTGTATTAAATGTTATAACTTCATTTTCATTAGGCCAGTAATACTTTTTATAGTTATTAACTATTTCAATGTGTTCTGGCTGTTCTTCTACAAATTTATCAAAATCAAATCCTTTTTGGTGATGGTGTGTATCTGTCATATGAGGATTCTCTGTATAATTTTTACCACAAAAGAAATAGTATGCGACCATTAAACAGTCCATCCAACCAATCGTAGGATAATGATTGTCTTGTATGTAATCCCACTTATCATCAATCAATGCGGTCATTCTTGTGTAGTTCTTTAAAAATGTTTTGACATTGTAAATTGAACCACCGCCGCCACCATAGAAATCGGTTTTAGGTTTTACACCAGAAAATTGTTCCATGATATCTAATACAGCAGGAGGAAAACGATTACCATGACTAATCTTATGGCAAGACATCTCCCATTCATCTTTTACTGTAATAGGTTTTTTAATCCAAACATCATCTTCTACCATCATTATATGTGATGTGTTACAATTTTCACAGGCATAATGAAATCGTTCCAACCACAATAATACCTTTTCTTTTCTGTAACCAAAAGGTTGTGTTGGATATCCCAACTTATCATCGAAATAATGATAATCTAAATTGTATTGTTTGGCAATATCCGATAAATCATCAGCAGCATCAGATCCCAAAAAATAATAAGCATCTGGATGATATTGTCTAATGTTACTAACAACTTTTTCTGTTGATATTGATTTACCAGCCGAAGCCAAATGAAGAAATGATATAGATGCCATTACATTAACCTATCTTTCCAAGTTTTAGGAGTTTTATCAGAAATGATTTCTAAAGGATAAGAATAATCAAATTGTCTAGGTCCTTTTTTCTTAATATATGCCACAGTTTCTTGGATAGATTTCTCTAATGTGGTTTTAGTTTCATATTGCAATAACCATCTTGCCTTGTCAGCAGAACAATCAGCGTGTTTAACTTCTCTTGGTCGGTCTGGCATATGAATTGCTTTACCTTCAAATCCGGTTTCTTTGGCTACCAATACTGCCAAGTCTTTGATTGAGATTGTGCCGTCATCAGGACCAATGTTGATAATCTCACCAACAACTTTGGGATCCAATGCCATCTTCTCTAAACAGTTGATACAGTCAGCAACATATGAGAAACAACGAGTTTGATTGCCGTCACCATAGATGATTGCAGGTAAACCACGGAGATTACGATTAGCCATGATACTCATAACATTACGGAAAGGGTCATCAAACTTTTGACGAGGACCAACGATGTTATGTGGCACCGCAATGTTCCATTCCATGCCATGCGTTTCAGCAAGAATCTTTAATACATCTTCACCAGCAACTTTTGCAACACCATAAGGGTCTACTGGTTTCGGTGCCATATCTTCGGTGAAAGGATGAGGTTGATTACCATATCTTGCCATCGATGTGCAATATACAAATCGTTTTACTTTGTTTTGTACCGCAGCTGAGATTGTTGCAACAGAAGCTTCAAATATATTTTTGGTAATAAAACTAGGACTGAATACAGAAAGTCCTTCGTGTGCAGTAGCGGCTGAGTGTATAACAATATCACAACCTTCCATGATGTAAGTCATTTTTTCTATATCGCAACAATCCACAACATACAACTTTGCTTTCTTTGGAACATTATCACGATAACCACCAATAAGTGTATCGTTACCAATAACTTCGTGTCCCAATTCCAACATTCTATCTGCAAGGTGACTACCTAGGAAACCTGCAATTCCCGTGATAAAGATTTTCATTATACTCTCTTTAAAATAGTTAATCCATTATTATTGTGCCGTCTTTCAACTAATTGCCATTCAGGATGAGAATCAATGAATTCTTGAACCGCTGGCCAAATACCCTTGCCACCAAATTCACCACGGTCAGCAAATAATGTGGTGTCGTGAAATAAAAGATATTTACGAACTTTACCTGCGTGTAATTCTAATTCTTTTTGTACCTGCTCATAGATATGTAGACTGTCCACCAACATCAAATCGGTTTCTGCAATTTCTACTTTACGAGTGTCATCAACATGAAGCGTTACATTACGACCAGCATTTTTGGCTTCTTCAAAGAATTCACGAATACCCGGTTGAGGCATAAATTCATAACTATGCAATTCTATATCATGTCGTAGAAATGCACGGGTGCTTTGAGCCCAACCAACACCAAGTTCGGTTACATGATTACACTCTGAAGTTAAAACGGATATTGTTGGTAAATGTTCGTGTATGTCTGTATCTCTTACACAGGCATCTTGATATTCTTTTTCAAAGTCCATTATTCGGTCCTAAAAGTTAATATTTCTTCTTGTTGATATTTTTGTTTGATATGTTCTTTCCATGCAGGTACTCGGTCATATTGGTGAACAATTGCAAATGTTCTGCCTAATGATGTCTTAACAATGCCATCTTCAAACTTTGGTTCTGGTTCTAATAGATGTGGTCTAAATGATTCAATCTTGGATGGGTCAACTGTTGTGCCAGCCTGACAAGCCCAACCATCTAATTGTTTAGCAAAGTAAGTTACACCTTTGAATGGTTGTGTCTGAATGAGAACATTATAGACCGCTTGGTCACAAATAGGAATGGGTCGGTTGATTGCATTGAATAGAATATTGAACATCATATCTTTTACATACTCAGATACACCACCGATTGTTCCTACATTGTATATCTCATTATTTTTGAACTGCTCATGAACATATGGTCCATAAGATTGCATAAGATTCTCATTACCCCATGGTTCGTCTGCATATCTCATACCTTCAGAACCGGCAACAAGTTTTTTACCTTTAAGATTTAATTCTAACCATACAATTGGATTTGTTTGGAAGTAAACATCTTTGACATCTGTGGTTACCACATGACTATAATTCTGCCAAGTGTTTTTAAGAAAGTCGTAGATTGAAAGAAAGCGAGCCACATGAATTGGTGCTTTAATATCATGCATCTTAATGATGATGAAATCTCGTTTGATTAACTCACCGATTGTTTCTTCTGAAGCATTACCAACAACCATGGCTTTATCGCCAGTAAAACCACATTCATCAATCGATTCAACCCATGGTTTTAATTGATTGTAGTTGTAATTAGTAAATGCACCGATTATTAAACTTTTTGACGCCATGGGTAAACTCCATTATATTTTTCAAACATTACTTTATTGCCATTTTCAAAAAAATCTGCCGTAACAGAACCTTGACCACCATCAACACGATAATGGACTGTATAGTTGCCTGTGCAATCCCATTTAGGGAAGTGTTGAGCAATTGTTGCCAAAAATACTCTATCTTGACCCCAACCACCATGCCAAGCGGTTGCTAATTTTATTGCAATTTCTGTCTTAACGCAATAACTATTTGTATCTATGTGATGTATGCCATGATAGGTTTGCCATTTGCCTAACGATTCACAATCATCAAAGCAAACAAAATCACCGGTCTTATTATGTATTTGTCGTAGGGAATAACACCAGTCTAGATTAGTTGCTTCGATAGTGTCAATACAACTTTTAACATGGTTTTCATATAACCAATTATCTTGGTCTAACCACATTACATATTTTGTATCAATCAAGTGTGTAAAAGCTGCATAAACTCGGTGGCCATAGAAACCTCTGGCACCCACATTCAAAGGCAAATTACAAACCATAATATTTTTGTATTTCGGATGGCTCTCAAAAATCTTTACATGATTTTTAACAGCATGAACATATTCAGGACCATCACAAACAACATAACATTTGGTATCATATGTTTGATTCAATACAGATTTAATAGCGGTGTGAACCTCAGCCGAACCGGTGGTCGGTATAATCACAGTAGCAGTCATAATTTAATCTCTAGTCAGTTTTAAAATTTTCTCTATTTGTTTTTCAATCATTGGTTTACGATTTGGCCAATATATATATTCTTTATCTCCAGTAGAATGTAATTTCTGAAGAAAAGGAATAATCATCTTTTCTACTTCTTTTAAACGAACTTTGTAGTCATCGGCTGTTTCAGCAGTCTTATTGATAACTGCATTATACTCAGCCTCACTTACCGCAGAAAATCCAAAATCATCCTGTATATTGGCATATTCTTTTGCCAATTTATCAAAATCAACTAGTGCCATAATTTAATCCTATAAGTAAGAAAAGTCACACATTAAACGAGTGGGGTAACCATCTTTGCCTTGTGTATCTCTAATGTTCAATTTTAAAAGATATTTGTTGGTAATAATTTCCATATCAACTCTTTTGCCTGTACCAGTTTTTCCACCATAATATATTTTTAATGAATTTGGTTTTGCAGCATCTTGCATATATTTTTTAGTAACATTAAAAACTTTAACATTTCCTTTTCGTATTTGATGCACAACAGTATACCCGTAACCAATACCAGATTCTAAAAATGTTTGTATATTTGAGGTTTGTGATGCGGTCAAATTAATATCTTCAGAATAACCTTTAAAACTTTTTTGATTATAAACATCACAAAAAACTGAAGGATCTATACTAAACATTTTTAATAATTTTAATCCATTTTTATTTGAAATGTTTCCTGATTTAATTTCTGATGTTGGTAATACTTCTTTAATACCAACATTAAAAAAAGTTACGGTTGATGTTGTTTTTAAACTCAAATATATATTTTGTTTTTTATTGCCAACAGTACCAATTAGTGTAATATCAGTAAGCATATCGCCAATATTATTGTCTGCTGATGTCGAATATAAATGAATGTTTGGTGTGTATTGTATTGGTCTTTTTGTATTTTTTGCTCCAGCTTCAGCATCAACATCTAAAGTGGAAAAATTTTTTAGATTTGTTATATCGTAAACTTCGTCTATTGAATAATTTAAATCAGCATCTGTTACTTTTTTGCCTGACCACCAAGATTTAAATGCTGGACCCAAATCTTTCTCAAACTTATTTCCTTTATTATTAACACCTCGCCCACCAGCAGAACCGTCACCAAATTTGATTTTAAGTGTTTTTAGTCCTACTGCTGTTGCTATTTGTTTTTCGGTAAGTATTCCTTTTATTTTTCTGGAAATATTTACCATACTAATGTTAGTTGGATCAATATTAATAGGTGTAGCAATAACTTTTTTTGTTTTTGCATTATTTTGTAAATAACTTAAAAGAGCATTTATCTCTTGTATTTTAGTTTTTTCGCTAACATTTTTCGGTTTGAGTGTTTTAGAAACCTCGATTGCCGATGTTGGAAAGAAAGTATAAGCCATATTATCTCCGTTAAGTAAGAGTATTTATTATACACATTTAACGAATAATGTCAATATTTGTATCATTGGTCCAAACCTCAAGTGTTGTTCTTAAACGACTTTCTGACTTCAATGTATCATAACGATTGGTGGCTTTATTCTTCCACCATTCTATCACATTCTTCAAATGAAATTTTTCATAGTTTTCACCAGGTAAAAGAGTATCTGTTTTACAGGTTACATAGTCTACCATATTCTTAAAACCATAATCGGAAATATAATATCGTTTCTGTTCTGTCAACTTCTTAGCATTCCCAATCGTTGTATCAAAAGCAACCAGTTCTGGTGTGCCTTTCAATGCAGCTCTAGTTAATGAAATAATTTTCATGGAGATTTTTAGTTTACGACTAGAGATTCCATCATCTACAATCTTACCAATCTTCGATTCAACAAATGCAACCAAATCTGAATAAGGTTTACCATGCATCATAGGCAAAAAATCTGATTCTGTCAAGCCTTTATAACGAATATATGGTTTCATACCATCATATTGTGAAGATGATTTAGAAGAACCATACAAACTGGTAGTTTCAAACAAACACATATTCATATTATATTTCTTGTTTATCATTTCACGGACTTCATGACTGGTACAGATGGCAGCCAGAAGTTTACCACCTAGATAATTAAAACCAAATGGTTGAGAGGGCACAATTACAAAACCCATCATAGCAGAATCATTGAAGCGTTTACCCCATTCAGGTTGTTGCGTAAACACTTGTCCAAGCATTTCATTTCTAGGTTTGCAGTTGATGACTGGTGAACCTAACCGAATGAAACCTACGAACTTTCCTGACTTCTTCTCTTTAACTGCCAAGTGAATGCTACGACCAACAGGTCGGATATTAACATGAGAACTGGTAATTGAAAGTAAGGTTTCCCATGTATCATTATGAATTTCTACCACTTCAATATCCATATCTTTTGGATGCATCGTGAAATCAGAAAACAAATCATCTTCTGGTGCAAATAGAGGATTCAAAGACATTTCAGATAATGATGCCAACTTTTGGTCACGCATATATTCATCGATGCGGTCAAAGTTACCAAAGTAATCTTGAAATACCTTGGCACAATGTACCGCATCGTCTTTAGATAACATCATACTTTGAATCCATCAAATTGTTTTTTCTCATGCTTAATTTTGTTGTGAGCACCAATACCTTGATGGCCAGCATCAGCAATTCCTTGTTGTGCAGATTGTTCTACATCATACAGTTTCATCTTTGCTCTATCGACACCAAGTGTAAATCGTTTATGGAATGTTGGATCGTTATAACGATTCTTCAACTGTTTTACCATAATCTGACCCATTGCTTCTAAATCTTCAGATGAGATTAAGGCAAACATTAAATCGGCGGTCGCAGGCAGCCCGAAGCTCTCACTCGTATCCTCCAAGCCTGGATCACTCGATGTGAATCCGCTTCTGGTAGTTTGAGTAGCAGATACAATAGGAACATTATATTCAACCGCAAGTCCCCTAAGTTCTTCTGCAATGGACTTGACATAGGTGTAAGAGTTAATATTCGCACCAGCTTTGATACGAGAAGAACAACAGATATTAAGATAATCCACAAAGATAATATCAGGCACGAAAGACCTTTTGAGGTTGAGTTCATTTAATAAAGTTCTAAAATGTGTTGTTGAAGCAGAAGCGGTTGGATATTCTTTGATAATAAGTTTACCAGTTACTTTTTCTTTTACACGATTTACTTTCTTATCATATAAATCTTTAGGTAAACTCATCAAGTCATCAAGTGTAACATTCAATAAGTTTGCATCTATTCTCTCTGCAATCTTTTCTTCAGCCATTTCAAGGGTGATATAGAGGACATTCTTGCCTTGCACCATAGCACTGGCAGCAACATGGCACATAAACAAAGATTTACCAACGCCAGTACCAGCAAGAGCAATATTAAGGGTTTTGGCAGGTAGTCCTCCCTTTGTAATTTTGTTAAAATATTCCAAATCAAAGGGGATTCGTTCTTCTTTGCGGTGATAAAATTCGTATCGGTCATCTGAGTTTTCAAGATAATCGTGTCCTACGGAGTTGTCGAATGAGATTGCCAAGGCGTCCGATAATATCTTGGGAATCGCACCTTTGTCATTTGTTTTGTCTTTACCATCGAGAATCGAAATAGACCCCAATACAGCATTATATATGGCCTTCTCTTGGCAAAACTTTTCCGTCTTGTCAACAAGCCATTGAATCTCGGTTTCTGTTTGACGATTTGCCTCAATTTCTTTAAGATAATCTTCACATCTCTTAACTTCGTCATCCGTAAGGTTACGCCTTTCTTTGACGGCAAGTCCAACTGCCTCAATCGATGGCGAATTATTGTAAGTTTCCGTGAACGATGTGATTTCATTAAATAATACTTTCTCTACATTATCACCAAAATATTCCGTCTTTAAAAATGGTAAAACTTTCCGTAGAAAGTCATCATTATAAATCAGGGTTTTTAATATCGTCTGTTCCAGTTTCATCAACTATTTCCTGCTCAATATTGTTTGACATCAACTCAACAAGTAAATCACCAAGGTAATTTTTAAACTTGTCATCTTTTTCCAAATTCTTGGGTTTATCTACTGTAGATTCTAACACATCATAAGCAAAAAGTAAATACATTTGTTCATTTTCTTCTTTGAACTTTACCTTACCATATTTAAATATTGTATCTTTATATGGTCCAGCCAATAGACGAATGTTTACCGCAGTATCATCATCTTTGGGATAAATGAAACAGTAATCAAGGCCTTCAGTCATTTTCAGCACCATTCATGGTTACAACCTCATCAAATAATTCTTCTTCACCGCCTTGCATGATGGCACCAGTAGCAATTTGGTATTTGTCTTTAACATAATTTTGGAACTTTTCACTTGTAATTAGTGGCATCCAGAAATCTTTGGTATCTGTATCTTTAATTCTCCATTTTTTATCTTCTACTTCACCGGTGGTTACATCTACCCTTGAATACCAACCATTAGATGGTTTGATAACGAGGCCGGAATCAAGTGCGATATCAAGTAAGCCTGACCAACGGCTAATACCACCATCAAAAGATACAGAAACAGGAATTTTAGATTTTTCTTTAACATATCGAGATTTTTCCACATTAATAATAAAGTTATAACCTACAACCTCTGTGCCTTCTTTTTCTTGTTGGCGACCAAGAATGAAAATATTATCGGCTGAATAATAAGAGCCTGTGCCACCACCCACGATATCTTTAGGGAACATTCCAATTTCTTTGTAAGTATGGTTGACTACAACCATTGGAATATCTTTCATCGTCAAATGAGGTGTTACCATTCTGAATAATGATTTAACTTGTTTTGCTCTGGACATATCTGCAACAGATTTGCCTTCAAGTGCATCGTCAACTTCTTTCTTAGATGCCAAGTTACCAATAGAATCAATGATGATAATTAATTTGTCGTCCCTATCAAGGTTCGTAAGTTGTTGCATGATATCGAACTTGAGTTGTTCTATGTCAGTAAGTGGTGTATGAAGAACACGCTCAGTATCAATACCAAAGGAATCAAAGTAAGATTGCGGAGTACCAAACTCCGAATCATAGAATAAAAGTGCTGCATTGGGATATTTGTCCAAGTAAGATTTGGCCATCAATAACGAAAACGCAGTCTTAAAATGTTTGGATGGACCTGCCCACATTGTAAGACCTGGTGTTAAACCACCATCTAATTTACCTGAAAGTGCCACATTGATAATAGGCACCGAGGTTGGAATCATATCCTTCTGTGTGAAGAATTTTGATTTGGAAAGAATAGCTGATTCTTTAATACTACTATTCTTTTTAATTTTGTCAAGTATACTCATAATTTTTCCTTTTAAAAGTCACCACCATCTAATCTTTTTTCTTTGAAAGCCAATTCTGCTTTCTCATCATATTTACTTATATCTTCTGTTTTAGTCTTTCTAACAGGAAATCCTCGTTTGCTTTTTGTTATTGGTGGTATAGTTTCACCTGAAGCTTCACTAATAACAATATTTTCTTCAACTTGTATTTCGGTGATATTTTCTTTATTCACTTCTACTGTTTGTTCTTCTTTTTTAACCGGATCTTGTGGCTCTTCAGGCTTGACAGGCTCAGTTTTTTTCTTTGTGAATATAGGAATATCGCTTGCTGATAGTCCAACAATCGTACCATTTTCAATGATGGGTCTACCATTTCCTTTCACCATCGACATATTCGCTGCTATCAATAATAACACAGCTAACGGGTCAAATACAACCATTATCAACATGATTACCAATCTTACAGCCTTATCTAAGCCATCTTCATCGTCAGTACCATATACCATATCACCAATATACTTGATAGGACCAACTTCTGCGGTAAGTTTATTTGATTCTTTAAGTAATGGTAACTTTCTTTTATTAATTTCGGTAAGTTCTTTTTGGGTATCTTGAATTTGTTTGTCGAGTCGGTTACTTGCCGTTGATGGATCTTTAGCACGAGCCAACAAATAATCTAATCTTTCTTTAGTAATCTTTTCTTGTTGCACCAAAGTTTTGACTTCAAGTGTATTGGCACCGGCATCCATTGTCGAATCAATATGTGCCTTTGATAGGAAACCAAAAATACCCATCGAGGTAATAATCATCAAAATGACCACAGAGAAGGTCAAATATGATTTTAATAAAAGTGGGCAGGTTTTCCAATTACGATATAACCATGATGTAGTAACTAATTTGCTTAGTTCTAAAACCGAGCCCATAAAAACGATTGGCCAAAATGCACCAGTAAAGATTGCAGCCAAACCAATAACGGAATAATAGGCTGCAATGCCTGATAGTAATAATGCGGATAGTAGTGTTAAAAATATCATGAGAAGAAATCCTCTATTGAACTTGTTTTTTCTGTTGACCACTTCATACAATCAAGAATAACTTTGATTGGTTCCAAGAATGCCTTATCGAACTGCATATCATAGTCGATATATTGTTGCAGTTCAAACTCTTTTGGTAAACGAGATGGATACGAGATAACTGTATCTTTAAATGGATTTGGCATTTTAAGGTAAGTAAACTTAACCTTTTCACCTTCTTGAATGAGTGGATATTTTTTGGTGAGATCCAATCGTTTTAGATTGTTGTTATAGATAATTGCACCTTTAACATGAATTGGCGTACCTTTTTTATAAAGGTTAACCGCATCAGAATAGGTATTTAGGCCATTGAGACCACGGGGAAAAGAAATTTCTTCCACAGGCAACTTCTTAAACTCTTTTCTAAAATCTGCAATAAAGGTATGAATATCATCTTGAGTTCCATTCACCATTAACTGAATTGCCTCTTTCATTTTTTCACGAATGGCGGATGGTGTGGAAGATTTAATCATTTCCAAACCCATCACCTTCATTTGTGGTTCATTGTATTGAACACCCTCATTGTTATACACATTGAGAATATATCGTTTCTTGGCAGTCCAAATACCTTTATCAGAAAGGCCTTCACGCTTCATCTGCATCTTTTGTTCATACGCATGAACATATTCAGCCAATTCATCATAAGACTTATCGATATATGGTTGTATCTTTTCTTCACAGATTTTATCCATGAGAGAAATTACTTTTTGTTTATCTGAGGTATCTTTAATGAACTTATTAACCAATTCTCCCATACGGAGATAGATTGAATCGGTATCAGATGCAATCACATAGTCTTTATCATCTGTACCAAGAATCTTATTCATCCAAGCATTAATTTTGTTTTCAATCCATCTTATGGATAACTGGCCTGCTGTTGTAACACCCAAGGCCATGCGTAGGTCATAAAAACGAAAATACTGAGAACCCAAAGCACCATAGGCAGAGTTAAGAGATACTTTCTTGGCCAATTGTATGTTGTTATACTTAGCAATTCGCTTTTCAATTTCATAAAGTTTGTTAGAATCTTTTTCATTTTCATATTCTTGTTTTGCTTTTAACATCAACTGTTTGAACTTACTTCTATCTGTATACATTTCTTCCATCATCTTAGGCAAGAAACCTTGAATGTCGGTACGGAAGAATTGACCATTTGGAGTAAGAGTTACATCTTGAAGATTGGTGGTATTGATTGATTTACTTAACATCTTATCAACAGAAACACCTTGAGAAAGAACCTCACGCATTTCATCTGTGTAGTTCTCAGGTTCAATCAAAGTTTCAGGACTGATATTATATTGCATCATCAAATGTGGATACAAAGAGTTCAAGTCAAATGAGGCAACCCAATCATGTAGTCCAGTTTGTGGCACTTTAACATATGCACCTTCAAATGCAGAATCTTTATCTTTGGTAACTCTTGGCGGAACAATAATATCTTTCTCAAACAAATAAGCATATGTCAAAGAATCCCACATACGAGTTTGTGCAAAGACATCTTCAAAGTTTGTTTTGGTATCATATGCCAAGGTTACTGCCAATTCAAGTAACTTTAACTTTTCTTCCAGTTTGATAATGAGTTCAACGTCTTTAATGTTATACTCAATAAACAGTTGATAATTCAAACGATAGAGTGAGTGTAGATTATCATAATCATCATATGCAATCTTACCTTCACCAAGTTCTACTTGAGCAATATTATCTAAACGATACGATTCTTGTGACTTACCACCTGGCGCATACCATTTGTATAGTTCAATATAGTCCAACGATTCAACACCAACAAGACTATAAGAAGTCATTTCACGACCATTGATGATGGCCTTGCGTTCTGTAATATAATTCCAAGGTGAAAGTTTTTTAGTTTCTGGTTCACCAAGAATTTTATTAAAACGATTTACAAGATATGGTATATCAAAGAACTTAGTATTCCATCCTGTGATAATATCAGGATAGTGGTCTTTCCAAAAGTTCACAAATGATTTACAGAGATTATATTCATCTTTACAACGGAAATAAATTTCTTTGCCTTTTACTTCATACTCACCACAACCAAACACATACGATTCACTATTGGTGAAGCGAATACAAATTGCTGTGATAGGTTCATTTGCTTGATATGGGTCAGGAAATCCATTCTCAGAACCTACCTCAATATCGATTACAGCGACAGATACTTTATCATAATCATAATCAACCATACCTCTATGTTCATCTGCAATATAGGCATACTCAAATCGTGTTTGACCATAAATTTTGGAGGCACCAGAAACGCCATCAAATTGTTTGATGAAATCTTTTGCCTTTTGAATTGTGCCAAAGATTTTTTGGTCGAGATAATCACCATCGAGTGAAGTGACGTTTGTAATCTTTTTGGATGGCAAATAAAGAGAAGGCGAATACTCAATTTTCTCTTTTATTCGTTGACCATTTTTGATGCCACGATACAGAATATTGCCGCCAATACTCTGAACATTTGTATAGAAATTTGCCAAGTTAACCTGTAATTAGTTGTTTTGTTGGTGGAAGAACAATACCTGAACCAAAGATTGAATTATAGTTAGTAATAAAATCTTCTGCTGGTGTATATGAGTATACTATATTCTTCTTAGCCAAGGCAACCGTGGCATCAGTTTTTTGTTGGGCATGAATCGGAAATGGTGCAAAACCAACAGAAGGTTTACCATCAGGACCTCGAACTACTGCAATACCAACCGGATTAGTTAGTACCAGTTCTGTTTCAGATTCAGATTCTACTTCACCAAGAACATCTTCACCAGTTACCAATTTAAGTGCTAAAATTTTCATACTATTCCTTTTTAATATAAATACCTATAATGATTTGAGTTACAGTATACTATTTTTTGTCTTTTTTGTCAACACTTTAATGGTATACTTAGATGCCTGATCCAATATCTGCTGGCGGACAGACCGCTGTTTCCTCTTTAAAAAGTGCTCAAAATGTTGGTAAACAATTGGGTGCCGTGGTCGGTGACCAACAAGCCGACATGGAAAGAGCCGTTCAACAACAACATAAGGCACGGGTTCAAGCCAAGCTCGCAGAAGAAAGACGGGCTACTATGTTGGAAGTTCGTGCTGTGGAAAAATACGAACAGCAAAAGGCACATGAACGAGAGTTAGAAAAACTCAAACAAGATACTATCCGAAAACATGGAAAAAATGCTTGGACTGAAGTGGAGGCATTAAAGTCTAAACTACAAAAGGAAAGAGAAGAAGAAAACAAATTAGTAGACAAAGACCGTCAAAAACAAATTCAAGTTTTTTGGTGGTGCATGACTGCTTCAGCATTAATAACTTATTTTTTTAAGTTGTATAAAATATGAAAGATGTGCAACCATTCATATTCGTAGCCGTTTTGATTCTCTGTTTAACACTAATGGTAGTAGAATCGGGAGCAGTATTTAAATAAACTGAAAGTGAGATAACTATGAATAAATTGCCTCAAATAATTTTTACCATATGTTTAATTGGCAGTCTTATAATCATGACGCTAGAAGTTTTAGCAAAACACTAACTCGATTGGTTTTGTTTTTCTTTTAGTTTCTGTTCGGCTTCAATTCGTTTGAATTCGTCATCCAAATTTTTGTCGTCCTGTTCTTGAACAGGATCATGTTCTTGTGTCATCTTCCCCTACCTGCTTTGCGTTGCACAGTCATCTTAGGAACAAATGTTTGTTTTGGTTTTGGTTGTTGTGGTGCTTTTTGAATTGGTTTGATTACTGCTGGTTTCTTTTGTTCAGTCATAACATCTCCTTAGTGGTTGCGGATCCTGGACTCGAACCAAGAACTGAGGATTATGAGTCCTCTGTGATTCCTTTTCACCAACCCGCTATAGATTAAAAAATTAATATTACGTGTTCGATAGCAACAACATACAATTCTTTTTCAATTTCTTTACCAGAAACTTTAACTGCGCCATTCCAATTAATTAGAACTTCATCACCTACAGAAACTTCATCAACTTTAGGACCAATAGATTCAACTAATGCTCTATCAGGACCTTCTGATGATTTGAGAATAATACCAAATTCAGTTTGTTTTTCTCCAGCAATTCGTGAAACAATAATCTTATCTTTCATAGGTTGCAAAACCATAATTTACCTTTCAATCAAATTAGTATATAGTCCATTATTGAGAATACTGTTTCGTGTTTAAGAACTAATGGGTGGAATTATCATAAAGTATAGGCGCCTATCTTTATGCGTTACCACTCGTCAGTCGTTCTCTCAGCTTTGCGTTTTCAATCTAACTTTTGCGTTGTTAGATAATCTCCTTATAGCGGACACGGTTTCTGAGATAGTGATTTCCCTAACAGTTGGGATTGCTTATTCTTTCTTTCACATTCTCAATGATGGAGCGGGATATTGGAATCGAACCAATGACTGGAGTTTGGAAAACTCTAATTTTACCATTAAACTAATCCCGCAAATTTGGAGCGGTGGTCTGCTTTGCTCAGATAACAAAAGAGGGTATCTTCTGTCGTGCTATCACACACCGCATTTAAACCATAATACACTACTTATGTTACTTTGTCAACAACTTTGTGTGGTATATTTTGAAGTGAAAGGTGAGATTCGAACTCACGGATTTACGGCTTTGCAGGCCGTTGCATTGGACCACTCTGCCACTCTCACATTGTATCCTATTATAGACAATAGCCTAAGTTAATGCACATAATAGGATACAATTTTTTAGACTTCTCGGAACGCCTTACTGCTTTGTTACTCTTACGATGAACTCCTGCTTTACGAAACAATGCCAATTTGACAAGATAGTTTCGTGGTTGAGGAGTAGTTTTCTTTTTCATAATACTCTCCCGATTGTAAAGTTTTTTAAAATTATTGTAAAGTTAAATTTGGTGGAGCATCTTGGGATCGAACCAAGCGTGCCAGAGGCGGCGGATTTACAGTCCGCTGAATCACCATTGATTCTTCTGCTCCGTGGTACACCTAAGGAGAATCGAACTCCTCTTCCCGCCGTGAAAGGGCGGTGTCCTAACCGATAGACGATAGGTGCATTAAGTGAACCATTATACACGAACCATACAATATGTCAAGTGGCTGTTGTACCAAAACAACAAATAAAAAACCCTAGTAAAAACTAGGGTTGAATGTTTGCCACTTATATAGTCTATTTCCACCCTAGTGGTTCTGGAATAATATCTGAATCTGGATTTTGAACACCTTGAAATACATTCCAAAGTTTTTCTTTAATAGCAAACTTGGTAAATAATCCAGCTTCATATCCGTGTGCTTCTATTTCCCAAGGTTGAACCCAATAATCAATCGTATCAGAATCAACCCTTTCACCTTTCCAACGAGTTAATTTTTCGTTGGTTTCTCCATAAACATATTGTTTAATATGAACCATTTCATGAGCTAGTGTTTTTAATATATCATAACCACTAATACCAGAATGAATTTCAATTTCAAATTCTCTTGGTTTACCACTTTCGTTATAATCTTCAACAGAGGCATAACCGTAGGCTGGAATATCCTTATTGAATTTTATCCTAACAAATATGTTTTCCAACATTTTCTCGGATATTAATTCTTTTGCGTAAAACTGAGCAGCCCTTTTAACGAACGGTCTAAATCGCTTTTTATCGGGACAACCAACTATACTTAGCTGCATTTGGGTTTCTCCTTAGTAAATTGACCCAATACAAAGCATATTTATGACCTGCATCAATTTCACCTGGTGAAATTACTTCTCCACCTTAGATACCATTATATCACACTTCTCCAAGAATGTCAAGCCGTCATTATCTCGATAGGAATGGCGGTAATATACCGATTTGACACCCATGGCATACATCTGTTTGGCACAGTCTACACAAGGTGCATGGGTTAGGAACATGGTAGAACCATCTCCAGAATCATTACTTTTGGCCAACTTAACGATTGCATTGGCTTCTGCATGAATCACTTCCGTTTTGGTTTTAATGCGTCCAACACCACCATCTTCGTCTTTGAATATCCATGGGTCGGTACTATATTTTTCTGGTATATTACCAATAAAATACTCTTTTTCTTCACATTCATTTGTCCAGCCTGCAGGCATACCATTGTATCCAATAGATATGATTCTATCTTCTTTTACCACAATGGCGCCCACCTGCAATCGTTTGGCAGAAGATAACTTAGCAAATCTTTCTGCCACATCCATATAAGCATCAATAAATTTTTGTTTCATTATAAAATGTAATAATCTTCTTTACCTACACCACATTCAGGACATTCAAAAGTTTCAGGTAAATCTTTCCATTTACCTTCTGTCTGTTCATCGTGGACATGGCCACAAACTACACAAATATGTTGTTCCATTATAGTTTCTCCAATACTTGTTGATATGATTCGGCATGACGCTTTTCTACTTTTGCAAGAGCAGCAAATCGTTTTTCTGCTTTTTCAAGAATTGACTGAAATTGTTCTGCGTGCTCTTTAGATTCAGCAATTTGTTCATTAATTTCTTTTACAAAATTATCAACGCCTTCTAAATGAGCTTCTTTTAAGAATGACGGATACATTGTAGTAAACTCATATGTTTCACCTTCAATTGCTTTTTCTAAACATTCTTTTGTAGATGGTTTACCAACCAATAATTCAAGATGACCCCAAGCGTGTAGAATCTCTTGGTCTGCCGTGTGTTCAAAGTGTTTTGCAACATCTTCAAATCCTTCTTCACGAGCAATCTTAGCAAAATAACGATACTTGATATGAGCCATTGATTCGCCAGCCAATGCACTTTCAAGGTTTTTAATTGTAATAGACATATTTACTCCATAGTTAAAATATTATGTATCTCTCAAATCAATAAATTAAGCGTTATCTGATATATGATATATTTTAATGAGCGTTATCAAAAAAATTTATTACCACTCACCATTATCAAACCATACACGAATAGTGATAGGCAATAACTCAATGACCAAGGCATCTTGTTCCCATGCTTCATTGGTTTTATTATATGCACAAGAAATTCTCCAATGAAATGGATTTAATTTCAAAGTAATGTTACATCCGGAATACATTATCCAATTAATCATTATATACCCAATTGTGATTTAATATATTTGTCTTTCAACATATCTGGTATTGTTAGATATGGTTCTTCTAATATAAATGGACAAGGAGCTCCCCACTTGTTTTCATTTAAAAAACATCTTAATAAGTTTATGTGGTACTTATTTTTTGGATCAAACAAATATTTTGGATTACCCAATATTTGTAATTGAAGTAATTTACTCATTTCACATACTCCAAATTATCTTTACGCATATAATGAATTACTTGATTTTCAGTTTGACTTGAACTCTTAACAACAGGAATGAAAGTTATGCCATCAATTTCATTGGTTGCCCAATTTGAATATGTGTAATAAATGTCTTGGTTTGTTTTTGAACGAACTTTTTTGAGAATGGCTTTACCACCAGTTGTGGTGGCAATATAACCAGGTCGAGAAGGTTTAGTTTTGTTCCAGTTTTTCATAATATAATTGTAACACAAAAGAAGGGGGCTGTCAAGAGCCCCCTATATTACCTACCGTTTGGGTAGTTCAATTGTTCCCATTCCTCATCGGATACAGGCCACCAATTACTCATCTTTTGATTTTACAGTAATTTTCTTTACCGCATCTTGAACCTTTACCATGTTCTCCAACCAAACTTTAAGCATACCATTTGTAATTTCGGCATCTTTAATTTCTACCTTGTCGGCAAGAGTAAAAGCACGATTGAAATTACGGTTAGCAATACCTTTGTAGAGATAGTTATCATCATCAGAACTATCAACTACAGCACCTTTGATTACCAGTTTGTTACCTTCTAAAGTAACTTCAATGTCGGTCTTAGCAAAGCCAGCAACTGCCATTTCAATGACATACTTGTTTTCTTTTACTTGTTTGATATTGTATGGAGGATAACCGGGTGATGCTTTGGCTACTGTTTCTGAGATATCACGGATTTGGTCCAATACATCCTCGAAACCAACCGAGAAAGGATCCAAAGATTTGGATAGTGAAGCCCATTGTGGGAATAATAGATTTGTGCTTGTCATAGATTTCTCCTTAATTAAGCGAGTTAGTCAATAAAACTGTGGCCTCAAATGAGCACCACACCATAAGTATACTATTATTTATACGACTTGTCAATAGTCCTGTGTTTTTTTACCAATATTATATTTTGGTACTAATTGCCAGTCATCCTTTTCTTTATGGGAAAGAATCTTAATCTGACTGAGGAATATAGGTGGTGGGTTTTCAATCTGTTGTTTTCGGACAACAGTTACCAGACCCCAATCCTCTAACAACTTTACTATGGCATTCCTACGAGATAAGTCGTTTTCGGTAATGTCGGTTGGTTTACCATCTAAGGCAAACAACTCTTTAAAGTGGACAATGTAGTATTGACCTCTTTTATGTAGTATATGACACGATTGGAATAAGGTTTGGTCTTTCTTTGAAGCCACTCCAATGCGTGTAAGGGTTTCACGGACTTTGAGGAAATCATCATTCTCATTCAAAGTCACTTCAACTAAATCAGTAATGTTAATCATACTCCGCCTTTATCTGTTCTTCTTTTTATTTCAGCGATTTGGTCATCATTAAGAATTCGTAAAGCTTCTTTAGCCTTCTGGTTAGAGTAACCGAAGTAGGTCTTTACGCAATCTATGTTCTTATCGGTCTCTGATTTCTGCCACGGTTGAAATTTCCGTTTCATTGACCTGATGGTATTTAGAAGATATTGATATTGAAGGTCTTTTTCCAACTCTGGATGAAGGTTCATCTCGTTGGCATATAGGACACAATCCATATGATATGACAAAGCACGATTGACCACAAAGGGAGTATAGTCTTTTAGGTCGATATCGTCATGTATTACAGATTTTTTAGTTTGAAGTATTGAGGGTATAATCTCCTTGAATAGATCCGGCATTATTTAAACTCACAATCCACCATAATCTCTGTCAAACAAGCAATAAGATTAATCTCCGCATCGGCAACAAAAGCTGCCTGATATTGATACTTAGCAAGAATCAAAACCAATTGTGGAACAGATTGTGATTTCAACGATTCATATAAGTTGTCGTATAGTTTCCGAAAGATTCTGGCTGGGTCGTTATCGAGATTGTTTGTGACCCATTTTCTGGCAGAGGCAAAGTCTTTTTCTGCGAGGGCTCGAAGTAAATCAGCAAGTTGTATATCACTAACACTAGCAAGAATGCCTTTATCAATTGTACCAGAAATTGAGTATCTCTGAAGTTCATTAAGAATCCTACGATTATCTGGAAAGTGTTTTGTGATGACGGCTGCGACAACTTCTTTATCGTATGTAATGCCTTCTTGCGAAAGGATGTTTTCCACTCTTTTGAAAAGTTGTGCTGCCAGTTTTGGTTTAGAACCATTGATTTTAAAATCGATAACAGAACAACGAGAATGGATTGGATCGATGATCCTATTTTTGAAATTGCAAGTGAAGATGAATGAGCAATTTGATGCAAATTCTTCAATTGCTCCCCGTAATGCAGGCTGAGTTGAATTAGGATTAAGATAATCGGCCTCATCAATGATGACAACCTTTCTGCCACCCATAAGAGAAACTGATGAAGCATAGTTTTTAATTTTATTGCGAAGGACATCAATGCCAGACTCATCAGAGCCATTGATGATAATGTAATCGCAACCAACCTCATTACACAATGCTTTAGCAACTGTTGTTTTTCCAACACCTGCCGTACCAGATAAAAGAAGATTTGGTATTTCTTTTCTCTTAACGAACTCCTGAAAAGTTTCTTTGAGCGCATCTGGAAGAATACAATCTTCTATTCTAGCTGGTCGATACTTTTCGACCCATAATAAATGTTCCATTTCACATACTCCATAATATAATATATAACAAAAATACTACTCAATTTGTCCTTGCAGAACACCAACAACATCAATTTGTGATTCTTCCACAACAATGTTACCATTTGTTAATCCAACAACTGTTTTGCCTTTCATTTCACCGTCAGGTAAAACAAATACAACTACAACATATTTTGGATTAATGGCAACTTTTTGTTGATTGGTTGCATCAGTAAAATATACTAACATAATTATCCTTCAAATTTAGATTCTTTAGATTCGGTTGCAACCCAATATTGAATATCAACAGCTTTGTTTTTAAATGTTGCCAATCCTTTAGCAGAAATTTCAACATCATAACCACCGGGAATCATTTTAAGGTTGTCTGTCAAAAACACCATCTTAAATTTTTTGCCGTTGCCTTCGCCAACTTCAATAGAATTCGTATGTGATGAATCATCTTTGGCATTGAAAGTAGTCAAAGAAATTTTATCACCTTGTGATTCAACAGCAATATGAGGTGATTGAAGAATAGAGGCAATCTTCAACAAATCAGAGAAATCTTCTTTGGTGAGAGTGAAAGCAACATCAACCGATGGCAAAGATAATTCTTTGTCTGGTGCGGTCACAATCATTTCTTTTGCTGTCTTACGATACTTAGTGGATTTTTTAGTACCACTTTTGAAGATGACATTCTTATCATCAAATTCAATTTCAGTATTATCGAACATTGAATGTACCGACAAAAATTGATTCAAATCATATACACAAAAGTCTTGTGGAAATTCATCTTTCAGAGTGGCTTTGGCAAGAACAGTTTTGCCTGATGACATGGTGCGAATTGTATTGCCTTTTTTAAACTCAATGCCTTGGTTGATACTGGCAAAGTTTTTTAATACGGATAGTGTTTCACTGGTTAACTTCATTTGATTCTCCATTATGTAAAAGTCCTTTTATCATACTACATCCAAAATACATTGTCAAGTTATTCTTTGGAATACTTAACATCGTGTTCATATAAAAACATCAAACAACACATGGCGTGTGCCAAGTGATGTAATCCAGATTCGGTATCAAACTTCTCGCCTTCTTTCCAAGCCCATACATGGCGTTGTAAGGCATCAAAATATCTACGCTTTGAATCTGGTACTTTTTGCCAATTATCTCTTTCATACTTTTGAGCACCAAAAGTTAAAACTTCCGCAAGAGATTTTAATGCAAGTGGTGGAACCAGACCATATTCTAGTTTACCACCATCAAACTTACGACCCTTGGTTTCAAAGGAAGCATCTTCATAACCTGGATGATAAGGTGCTTCATCAACAAGCTTGTTCATTACATTTCTCCAACATAATTGGCAACAGCTGGCATATCTCCTTGGAAATGATAGGTACCAATGTGTGCTGTTCTCATCCACGGACATAACCAAATTGAACCACCCATTTTACGCCACATCTGACAGAACATATAATCTTCTGATAGGTAACGATCCGAGCCGCCACCAACAATACTATCTTTTGTATCAATGACTGTATCAAAGAAAGCATGAATATATCTTGTGCCATCAAAATTGGCTTGGCCAACATGGTCTGGCTTATAACGAATCATCGGGTATGCTTGTTCCATCTTAGCAAACACTTCACGCTTAATCATCATGAATCCAGTACCAATCTCCAGAACCTCTAACGGAGTTGTAACTGAGAATTGTGCCGTGCCTTTGACAGGATTAAACACATAATCACCAGTAACTTTTTCTAGTGTTTGTGCTTCAATATCAGGTTTTCTTTCTAGTGCTTTCTTGACTGATTTCCACTTAATTGCTTTCTTTGTATAAGGACCACCTGAAACTTCTTTGTCTAGTGCCAATAAAGCAATCACATCTTGTGGATTAAATGAAATATCCGAATCTAAAAATAGCATATGTGAACATTCTGAACGGTGAATGAATTCATCGACCAAATAGTTTCTTGCACGAGTAATTAATGATTCATTGAAAAGAAATGAAAATTTAATCTGAATGCCATATTGTATACACAGTCCTTGTAAATCTAAACAGGCTTTCATGTATAGGCCATGATTCATACCGCCATACATTGGTGTGGCGACAAATAGGCTTTTTGTTTGTAGTTCTTCTTTCTTAATTGAAATTTCCATTTGTTCTCCGAGAAATAAAAAAAAGGGGTAACCACTTTCGTGGAAACCCCTCACATCAAATCAGATTAAACTGATTGAACACGAACACCGTTAGCACGGCATTGTGCCTTGAAAGACTTGCTTGGTGTACCTAAACGATACACAGTCTGCACTTCGCCACCGATGTTTTTCTTGTTACCATAAACAGCATAACCTTCTTGGCGCAACTCAGAGATGCGAGCAGAAACATTGGTGATACCAAAACGGCGTTGAGCTTGTTTGGTTGTGAATGTGTTGTAGCCTTCTGTTTGTGTCAAGGCGTTCAACATTTTTTGTTTAGCTGATAATTTAGCCATTTTTAATACTCCATAGTAAAGTTAATAATAAAATCTCGTCAACATCTTCAACGAGTCCACATAGTATATCATTATGTATGTGTGTAAGTCAAGCATATTTGCGGTATACTTGTTAATGTATCATATATGTGCCATTAAAGCGGTTTATGTAACATATATGATACTTTATCTGCCAACTTGTGGCAAATACTTTGCCTTGGTATCTTCCCAAGACAAGTATATTAGGTCATCATAGAATAAAGATTCGTAAGAAACGGTATTCTTTTTCTGTAATTGCCTAATACGACCCTTAGCATATTTTTGTTTCCAAATATTAGCAAGGGTTTCTTCACTGGTATCAAAAGACTTTACCAGTTCAGAATCGGTAATCTCCTTGCGGAGAAATTCAAAGGTATTATTATAGAGTGGACTAAAATAGATACCACGCTGATGTTCGGTACGAATCAATTCTTTTGGTATTTGCAATTTAGAATATGCAAAATTTAAAGACCGATTCTTATGGTCACGCTTAAGTGGAAGTCCTTGTGTATTCTTGGCTTCCCACCATTCAAAATATTTACGAGTATGATTTTCTTTAATCCAATCAAAGACTAATTTCTTGGTTGACCTAGATGGTTCGAAAGCCACAGAACCAGAAGAAAAACCCATAGGATTCCAATGTTCAAGGCCATCATACTGCGAGAGGCCTCCGGCTTTTGTTTTTCCATAGAGTGACGTTGTAGTAACGCCAACAAGAGTGTCTCCATATTGACGCTTCCAATCTTTTTGAACTGTATCAGATAAACACATTAAGGCAAGCAGTTTGCCTCCCATGTAATTAAAACCTAATGGTTGCAACGGAACGATGGTGGATCCAATTGCGGTGTGATTAATCATGTGTTGCTGTGTCTTAACATCTCTTGACCATCCGATTGCATTATCTCTCGGAGTCAAGTCCAGAAAGTCTGAGGAGATACAGATAACACCAAGATATTTTTTGGTAACTTCATCGGTAAGAATGTAAAATAGATTGCGACCAATGTTACTATTGTTCTTCATTGTTGAAGAAAATGTCCTAACGGCATTCCAAGTTTCGGCATCAGGACCATTTGAGAGAACCATTTTAGGTTTTAAATTTTCATAATCATCAGGTGATTGTGGTACCCAAAAGTTTGCTTTGACTTTATCAACTAGTTTCTTTTGCTCAGGATCCACCATTTGAACTTCAGTACCAAACAATGTGGATACTTCATGAACGGGATATCTTTCTTTTACTTCGCACCATTTTTGATATAAAGTATATTCACGAACATCCATTTGAGAAGCATATGTTAAATCCTTAATCAGGACTTCTTTCATATTATCTTCATCAATATGTTCAAACTTATCGGCAGAATTTTTTTCTTGCCAAGCTTGCCATTGTTTCTCAACGAATTCTATAGGTGTTGCCATTATTTTTTAATCTTACTCAAATTTTTCTGCATCTTCTTAACCATTTTAAAGAGTTTATCTCTTTTCTTCATGGCTACCTGAAATGCCAAAGGTTTAACACGACTAGTATACACTATTCCATTCATATGGTCAAGCTCATGGAGAAAACAACGAGCAGATATACCAACTAGTTTGGTATTTCTAATCTCTCCATTGAAGTCTTGGTATTCAACCATAATTTCTTTTGGTCTACTAATCTTCAATGAGAGTAAAGGATAAGAAAGGCATCCTTCATCCATCAATGCCATTTCATCCGATAAGGAAATAACTTTCGGATTAAAGAATGCCACATACTCATCACCAGCACCCATTACAAATACTCTATGTTTAAATCCACATTGGTTGGCAGATAAACCAATACCTTTATTTAATTTACAAGTTTCTACCAGTGTGGAAGCAAATTCATTTGTATTTACAGGCGGATTACTAAAATCAAATTCTGGTAAAACCTCATGTAGTGCTGGATGATTCTCTGGCACCAAGGTAAATGTTTTTACCTGTTGCATTAAAGGTTTGTTTTGTACCGCTGCTTCTGTATCAAATATAATTGTATCACTCATTTTTCAACCTGACTAAAATTATTTACTTTCTTAAATTTAATGACCGAACGGAACTTATCAAATAGTTGGTCGCCTTTGTGTGAGATAACAAACACATTAGTATCTGTTCCCATTTCATGAATCAACTTCAAGAATTCTTCTGTGCCTACTGTATCTAAACTAGAATCAAACACTTCATCTAAAATTAATAGATTGGTATTAGTGGAGTTTTTTAGTTTAGCAATCTGACGCCATGTAAACAACAAGGCCAGGTCAATACGCATCTTCTCACCTTCGGAGAAATTGGCATAACCAAATTCATCACGGTGTCTGCTCTTAATGGTTTCTTCAAAGTTTTCATTGATGTTGAAGTTAACAAAGAAGTCCATTGCACTTAAATACTTGTTAATCAACTTATTCATAATAGGTAAGTATTGACGAATAATCTTTGTTTTAATACCAGTATCTTTTAATAAAGCTCCGGCAAACTCATAGTATTGTTTTTCTGTGGACAGTTCTTCTTGTTTCTTAATCAATACACCAAGTTCTTCTCTGAGTTCTTTCAACTTGGCATTTTCATCTTCAAGACTATCTTTGTGACTGGTAAGTTCTTCTACTTCTCTTTGAAGTTTTGTAACAAACTTATTAATTGCCGATATTGTTGAATTGTGTTTGACCACTTCGTTGTTGTGTTCCGTGATGTGTTTAAGACCACTTTGAATTTGTTCGATTCGTTTGCTTGTTGTAGCAATTTGAGTATTGATATCTAATAAGGCTGTAGTGACCTCTGACTTTGTATTTGTGAGAGTAGAAACTTGTTCAGTTCGGAATTCTTCTTCGATTCCTTGTTTACAGGTTGGACAATCAGAATGTTCTTCATAGAACGATACCTCTTTATCAATCTTTTTGATTCTAGATTCTAGTTTAGACTCCAACTGTAATAGTTTGGAACTTTTCTTTTGAACCGACATTTGGTCGGCAATTTTACTCTGCAATACATTAATATGTTTTTGTATTAAATCAATATCTCTTTCTAAGGTAAAGATTTGGTCAACAGAATCGGCAATCTCTTTGCGTTTCTTGGTAATCTCCTCATCAGAACGGCTCTTATGTTCTTCAATACTCTGCTTCTGGAAGTTAATCTTCTCAGAGGTTAAATCCATTTCATATTTGTTTTTGGAAGAAATGTCTTTTATAATAGACATCTTCTCTTTGACAACACCATTCATGGAAGAGAAGATTTGAATGTCTAATAAGTCCTCAATGATTGCTCTGCGGTCTGCCGGTGATAATTGCATAAATGGAACAAACGAGGCCGAGCCAAGAATAACCACTTGAGTAAAGGATTTATAATTTAGTTTGAGAATGAACTTCTCTAAATGTTCTTGGTAATCTACCGCTTTTGCATCTTGATTAACGAGAACATCATTACAATAAATTTCAAATGTGTTTGGTTTAATACCACGAATTACCTTGTATTGTTTTTTACCAATGGCAAATTCAATCTCTACAACAGCCGCTTGAAGATTGATGGAGTTTATAAGTTGTGGTTTGTTGATTTTACGAAATGGTTTACCAAAAAGACCAAAACACAAGGCATCCAATATAGTAGACTTACCCGCACCATTATGACCAATGATAAGAGTGTTTGGTGATTTTTGAAAGTTGATTTCGGTAAATGCGTTGCCGGTGGATAAGAAGTTCTTCCAACGGACTTTCTGAAATATAATCATGCCTGTTCTAGGTTCAATGCCTCAACATACAGTTCTTTTAATACCGTTTTGAGTTTGTCATTATCAATATGTTCTTCTTTAATACCATCCACAAACTTGTTAATAATTGTGATAGTATCTTCAGCTTCATTAATCATATCATCATCTACGCCTTCTGTCAAGTCAGCAAAGTCTTCCGCAATGGTAATATCGACCGGATTAGCCTTGTATAATTTGTCCATGAACCGGTCAAATAGATGTGGATTAGTTTTGTTGACTACCACAACCTTTACATATGTTCCGGTATACTTGTCTAAATCTTTGGATAACATCTCTGAAATGGCAGTTTCTTTGTCATCATATGTAATACGATGAAACATTATGTTGGGGTTGACAATAAATTCCAAATCAAGAGTATCAATATCAAACAAATGAAAACCCCTCGGATCATTATAATCCTGCCAGGTGAGTTCGTAAGGATTGCCAAGATAACGGATATTATCTTGATTTGAACGATGGTGATAGTGACCTGAAAAAACAATATCAAACTTTTTAAATATTCCACGGTTTAATCCTTCTTGTGATGGCATACCACGGTGCATGGCAAAGCCGGCAATTTCAAAATGACCCATACAAATATTCGCATCAGTATCAGATAATACAAACATTGAATCATCATGATTGTCTGGACAAATCCAAGGCATCATGCAAATAGGATACTTCTCATCACACAACCATATTGTGGTTGGTTTATCAATTACATTTATATTTGTATACTCTTTGAGTAATAGGTCTACCGAATTAACTTCATTGGTATTTTTGAAATAGGTATCATGATTACCTGCCAACATATGAACCTGAATGTTCCGTTTGGCCAACTCATCAAAGAACATTTCCTTGGTTCTTTTCAAGGAGTAAAAGTTTACATACTTACGGCGGTCAAAAGTGTCCCCAAGTATGAGAACAGTATCAATACCATTACTGTCAAGAGTAGGAAAGAATGTGTGCTTATAGAACTTCTCATAGTAGTCCAAAAAATGGGGTGAATCGTTTCTAGCTCCAAAGTGCTGGTCAGTAATAATTGCTACTTTAGTTACGGCCTGGTTTTCTGTGGTCAATTGGGTCATAATATTTAATTTCAATTACCGATTCGAGTGGTTGTTGATTGGCAAATACAGTTGCTTCATGTAAGGTATCAAATGATTTAAATCTTACCGCTAAACTTGCCAAATAATACGAAACTTTATACATTATATCATTCTCCTAAAAACTTTTCAAGCCCTTTTGTTTTCTTTGCCGTTGCAATATCCTTCTTTACCTTTTTTGCATCTTCATAAGTTTCAATAAATTCGGCAATGTTATCATACAATTCAAACTGTTTGGATGTGCCATCTTCAAACTCCATTAACTCAAATTCATCCAATATACCCATTTGTTCTGTGGCTTTATACTTAACATAGGTTTGTTTCTTCTCTTTGGAGATTCTTCGTAGAAAGGCAAAGTAGATGATTTGTGTAAAATAGGCAAATGGATTCTTAGACTTGGCCGGATCAAAGTTATCAAAGTATTGTAAACAGTTCTCAATACCATCAGACATCATTTCATCACGATAGGTATAGTTAATGAAATTTGGTTTGTGAGATAGACCTTCGGCAATTTTCATAAAGCACTCGCCAATATAGTTTGGAATGGCTGGAGGAGGTTTCTTTTCTTTCTTTGCCAGTTTACAAGCCTCTTTATAATCTATTAAAGAGTTTAAGAAAGCTTCATTATTGATGTAGTGTTTTTGCTTAGCCATAAAATATACCATTAAAAGTTGTTGACAAAGGGCTTGACAACGTGTATAGTTCTCGGTGTCCCCCTTTGATGTTAATATTAATCAATGTATTACCTGTCCTTCTGAATCATCCAATGCATCCATAATATCATCAATTTCTTCATCGGTCATTTCATCTGTTAATTCTTTTGCCTTCATAAGAGATTTAATCTTTTCCACAGTATTTACATAATACTCTGCAAACTCATCATTAGGTTCAAATATTGTAAGCACATCACAAGATTTAATTGTGATTTCATTTTTTTTAATCAATTGAACTGGCAACCAATGTGACATGACTAAACCATTCTCATGTCCTCGACTTGTAATAGCCACAGACATTGGTTCTGTAATTTGGATATCATCAATTGGTAGTTTCATTAAATCTCCAATAATATCTTCACCATTCTTTAATCGAACTATCTTTATCATTTTTTAAGTCCTATTTTATATATTTTGAATGGAAACTGTTCTTCTGTATAAATCTTAACTCGTTCAACAAAATGCTTTAATGTGAAATTCATATGTTTTTTATATCTTAAATCATCTGCTATGTCGTAGAGGACAGCTTTTGTTTTGCCTTCACTCTGTCGTAAGCCTCGTCCAATGCTTTGCAGATTGCGAACCCTCGATTTAGATGGGCTTGCAAATATAATGTTATGCAAGTTCCTAATATTAATTCCAGTAGAAAAAGTCCCAAAACTAGCCACAACAATAGCATCTTGTTCTATCTCCATAATTCGTCTAACTTCTTCTCTATCATTGGCATCTACACCACCGTGGATAAAGAATACTTTTCTATCACCAATATTTTTGGTGTTTCTAATCATATCATACAGGATTTGACCATGTTTGTCAACCATTTGATATAATATTAATGTATTATTGCCTAAGCTAACTGCAAGATTTTTAATGAATTTATTTCTATTTTCGTTTGCAATTAGATACTGTATTTCTTCTTGATAAGTTTTATCTTTTATCTGTAAACAATCTTCATCGTCATGTTTTAAAACTAAACATTTAATTTCAAAATCTGAAACTTGTTGTTTATCAATTAGTTCTCTTGTGGTAATTACCTTTTTGACTGCACCAAATAAACCTTCCAATACCAATTTATGTGTTTTAGTGCCATCTAATGTACCTGTAAGACCTATTCTATATTTAGCATTTATACAGGAAGTAAGTATTGTGGTCAAAGACTGAGCTTTGAATAGGTGTGCCTCATCACCAATGATATAATCAAATTGATGAAAGTATTCTTTTGGAAGTTTATACAGAGATTGCCATGTAGAAATGGTAAGTGGTTTATCAGTATCTTTTTCTTTGCCTTGATAGATGCGGTGAATATTGGTCATTTCACCATCATTATAGTCACCAAAGTCTGAATACAGTTGTTCAACTAATGATGTGGTGGGAACAATTACAAGGCCTTTTAAATTTTGAAACTCCAATAACTGCCGAAAGATTAGATAGATGATAAGAGATTTGCCAGATGCCGTTGGTGAAACCAATAACGCTCGGCGTTTTTGCATGGCATGAATATAGGCATCCAATTGATGTTCTCGTATTTCAATTCGTTCACCACGAGAATGAATGTTTAATGAATCAATAAACTTTTTGGCATGATAGACTGAACACTCATCTTCGATATCTGGCCTTGGATCACCATAATCAAATTTGTAGTTTCTTTCTTTACAAAATTCTTCAATGTATGGTAATAAACCAAGATACACTTGGCTTGTTTGTAAATTATATAATCGAATTTTTCCATCCCAAACTCGATTGCGGTATGCAGGAACAAATTGATAACCAGGAACAAAAAAGGTAAAGAATTCAGATAACTCTTTTGAGACGTGTTTTTCACAAGTTATCTTGGCAAATACTTCATCCTTTTTTATTATGGTTATATCACTCATTCTTTTTCATCAAATTTATAGAACCACGAATCTGGGGTACCAACACTCCACTTGGATATATTTTCTACTGAATATACCTCTGTTGGTATTTTAAAGTCGGGAGTTTTAACTACAGGCGGCACCAATGATACATCATACCACAAGCAACGATTGTTTGGTTGACAGGCGAATTGTCCATTGTCTAACTGAATAAAATTATATGACTTATGTTCTTGCACACCTTCGGAAAAACTGGTGTCAATACGATTAAAATCTGGTGCCGCAAAATCAATTGTAAAAAGGTATTTACCAAAATGAAACACTCGGTCTTTACCAAAGTATTTTACTTTAAGGCCTCGTAGATTTGATTTTTCAATTACCGCCATGTCATACGATAGACAATCCCATATTTGTAAGTTATCTAACGGCAGATATTCTTCTACAGGTTTCCAAACATATGCAGAGATTGGTAATTTATCAAACAATGCACCATAATCGGTTAACATACATTCAATACGAAACGCCTGACCTTTGATGGCCTTGGCAGTAATCCATACGCAAGGTTCCAATTCACCATGACCTTTTTCGTGGTTGTAGAGGAACTCTTTACGAACAAAACATTTAATGGGTGGTATATTGGCAACTAGAAAAGACATTATTGACCTCCTATAAATTTTTCCCATGAAATAAAATCTCTTAGTTGCCAAGTTCTTTGTTTCAATTCATTCATCACCGATTCTAAAACCGAAACACATTCTTCATGGTATACTTTCTTTTCCAACATCTTAATTAAATCATCATCGCCTTCTAAGTAGGCATTAATGTCGGACTTTAATACAAACTGAAATGGTTTCCAACCACGAGATTCTAATTCTTCTTGGTCTAATCTGCCATTGTAGTAATCAATCTTAATCTTACGCAGGCGTAGATAATCAAAGTGTGCCTTCTTGGCAGCAATTTTGTGTTTTGTTAAAATGGAGAGATACTTATTGTGTAGAGTAGGTATACGCAGAAGTTCTTTACCAGGTTCTGTCTGGTCCATTTCTGCATCTTTTTCCCAATACTTTAATACTTGTTCTAGATTTTCCATAATATTTTCAATAGTTTAACACCAATTTCCTATATTAACACACTCGGTGTTAAATGGCAAGACTTTGTGCTAATTAAACTGGTATAAATTTAAACTCATCATATACAAATGTGGCATCGGCAGTAATAATATCATCCGCTGACATTCTTGTATCAAAGTTGATATCCGACAAAGAGACCGGAAATACATTGGTGAACTGAACACGAATTACAGGATTGTTTAGATTGTTCAGTACCGTTAGAGTGGCATCAGAGTATTGTTTTTTGTCTTGTCTACTATACTCATTTTGTAGTGCCGTTTTGAGATTGCGTTCATCGGTACCATCCGGTGATGCAAAAGAACGGAACCAATCATGTAGATTTTGCCATGATATTACCGCTTCATCCACCAGAAAATTGACATTTAAATTGTTGTAGGTTATTTGGTTACCAGGCGAGTATACAGTCAGACTTGGAAAGTTGATTGGGGCCTGTCCTACACTTACCCCTGGTATGTTTACAGACTGGCAGAAGTAAGTGGCAGCACCTATCCTATCAAAGGTTAAAAGGTACTTTGTAGGTTGAAGTAGATTGGTGTTTTGAGGAGTTCTAGTTAATACGGACATAGTATTTCTCTAATAAGATATACAGGTATTTAGGTCCAAAAAAAAGAGACCTCCGAAGAGGTCTCTTGAAATGTCATTCTTGCGATGACTTTTTTTATTACATCAAGTTCTTGACACCGAAAATACGATAGTATTTGTTGGTACGAGCATTCAAACCACCCAAACCAGCGCCTAGACCTTCTGCGAATGGGTTTGATACCATTCCGTAACGAGTCTTGAAACCAATCTTTGGTTGGAATGTATACTGGTCTACAGCACGAACCATTTGCAATGGAACGTATGGGCAATAGAACAAACCAGCATCGTATGGTGAAGAACCTTTGTAACCGATAGTTACGAGTTCTTGGTTAGATGTGTATCCACCGAAGTATGGGTCAATGTAAACCTTGATACGACCGTGTAACAAACCAGCAAATGTGTTGCCTGTGTCATCTACTTGCAAGTCAGCTTGGAGAGCAGGAGTATATTGCAATACACCAGCCATTGCCATAGCAGAAGCAACGTCAGAAGAAACAATTAACACGTTACCTTTTCCACGGCGAGTCTGCTTAGCAATTACGTTAGCATCACGCTCGATTTGGAAAATTAGACCTTTGAAACGCTCAACTGACCAACGGCCGTTTGAGTCTGTATCTAAGTCAAAGAAACCTGCTGTTGTTGTACCATACTGAGCACCTGGAACGGCAACAGTATAGATGGTACGGATAACTTCACGGTTGATTTCAGCGAGAACTTCTGTAGACAGAATGTTTGACAATTCTGTTTCAGCGTCAAGACCATGAATTGCTTTCAAGTCTTGTGCAAGTTCTAGTGAATACTCGGCCTTTAATGCACGGCTTTGAGCAGTTACAGTAACTTTCTCAATAGAGAAGGCCATCTGTGCAAATGCTGTGTTACCGTCAGAACCAAGGTATTCAGCAGTAGCTGTTGGCATTCCAATACCAGTTGTGTAGGTGTTAGCGGCCAAAGTTGCAGAAACAATAGGATTTGTACCTGTGTCAGTTGCAGTTGTACCACGGAAACCGTATGGGTTGTTAGCAGAACCAACACCAGAGAACATTGTGTTCGCTTCGTTGAAGAATGCCTCGTCACCAGTTTGGTTAACATACTTAGCACGCATTGCAAAAATCAAACCGGTAGGACCAGTCATTGGCTGAACGCCAGCAACGTCATAAGCGATAAGATTTGGTAATGCACGGCGAACCAAAGAAATCAAGATTGGGTCAAAGTTTTGAACACCACCAGTTACGTTTGTAGGACCTGGTTCGGCGATTTCGTTCAAAGCAAGACGGTCTTGACGCATTGCTTGTTGTTGGTTTTCCAAAACAAGAGCTGTTACAGCTTTCTTGTATGGGTCTTTGATGGCTTCGAGTTCTGGATGCTCAAGAACAGGCTGCCATTTCTTTTGTAGTTCTTCTGTCAAATACATTTTTTATTCCTTTTTATATGTATTGTTAGGTTAATTACTTAACCATGGTTTGTGAAATGGTTTTTGCATAGATATTGATAGATGGATCATCAGAGATAATTTTCTCTTTCTTTTCTTCTTCTACCAATACTTCGTCTAAAGCAGATGAATCAGCAACTTTAACATCAGACTTGAAATATGATTCTTTCAATGTTGATAGTTTAGTACCAAATTCTTCATCAGTAGTGAACTCTACACCTTCTGCAAGTGATTTCAGCTTTTCTACTTGAGTCTGCGTAAGGCCTTCACAAGCTGCGTAAATAGCCTCAAACTTTTTGTGCTCATTGAGTTCTTTCTTCATCTCAATGGCAGATTTGATTTGTTCGTTGTAAGCTTCTTCAAGTTCTTCAACTTTAGAAGTGAGTTCTTCAACAACATCTACCTTGTCGGTAGGAATGTCAATGTAATGCTCTTCAAACAAACCTTTTAATCCTGTAATAAAATCTTCAACGATTTCGGCACGGAGGCCTTTTTCGATTGCGATTTCGTTGTCTTTGACCCATTCTTCAACCATGTAGTTGAGATAGTCATCAACCTTAGCAGCCAAATCTTCTTTAACTTCTTCAATGGCAGCTTCAAACTGTTCTACTAATTCAGCTTCAGCTTCAGCAATAACTTCTTCTGCACGAGCAAGAACGGCAGCTTCAAAAATAGTAGTTGCTTTAGAAACAAATTCTTCAGAAAGATTTTCGCCTGTGAACATGGCATCCATATCTTCTTTCATTTTTTCTTTCATTTTCATTTTTTTCATCATTGCCTTATCTTGTGCCTCATCTTCGTGACCTTCTTCTTTTTCTTCGGCCACTACTTCTTCGTCAGATTCGGTTTCTTCGTATTGTTGAACGCCAACAGAACCTTTATTTAAAGGCATTTCGTTTTTACCAGTTTTGCCTTCAGGTTGCTCAATTGCAGCACCATCAGATTCTTGTGGTTGACCTTTAAGTTTCTTTGCTGGCTCAGAACCAACGGGTGGTTTAGCACCAGGAGGTGTGGCTGATGGCGTACCTTTTGTGTAGTCAGGAAGTGCATCGGTTGTTTTGAGTGATACGGAACCGATATCTACTTCACCGGTGCCATAGGCTACATCACCAGATAGTTTTGCTGGTTTATCTTGGCCACTTTGTTTACCAGAAACATTACCCGAAAGAATGTCTTTAGCGGCTTCGGACAGATTAAATTTTCCCATTTTGAAAATCTCCTTGATTTATATTGGATATTTATATTTAAAGTTTTTTGACGAGTGATTCCCAAATGCGTAGACTTACTTTCTCTATATCCGCCTTAGAAGCTTCTTGAATCATCTTCTTGGCCTGAGTATATTGTTGTTCAGTCCATACACCGTTTACCATCACCCATTCTTTGCCTTCCATGATACCTTGAACGAAAGCATTTGGAGCAGAAGGGTCTGCTACAATATCCGCCGCTGTGGCTAGATGAAAATCATCTTGAACTATGTTAACACCATTAACGGATTTAAGAGAACCCATACCACGGGAGGACACACCAATTTGTGCACCACCTTCGATAAGACTCTTAACTATGTTACCCATAGGTGTGTCAAGAATTTTTGCTTTGCCTATCCAATCATTACCTTCTTGACGGAGACCCACGACCATGTGAGATACTCTATCTAGATTGATAGATGGGGTGTCTGGATGACCCAGCTCACCAAAGGCACGATTTTTATTAATATATTGTTCTGTGTATCTTTCTACTTCTTTGGCCATGGTCTCTTTGAGATATTTGCGGCCATTACGGTTTACCACTTCTGCTTGGAGAAATGGACCTTCGATAAACAAAGTTTTCTTGCCGTCTTTTTCTTCAGCAAGATATTGTAATGATTCGGTGACTTCTGTTATTAACTTCATTGTAGCCCCATTGCTTTTCGTTTTCTTAATGTCATCGTTCTTTTTCGTAACGCTTGTCTTAACTTAGAACGCCTTTTAAACTTAGAACGTCGTGCCGCCATTTTACGGTGCCTGCGTTCTTGTGGTGACATTCTTATAAGTTTGCCACCACGAATTGTAAAACCTGGTACTGCTGACTTCTTAACTCTCCGTTGAACTTTTCCAGCACGGAATCTTACACGAATAAGTTTAGTTCTTCCCATCCTTTGCACATTGGCTTCAGACAGTTCTTCTTCTTCAACTTCAAAATCATCATACATTTCAGCCGCCAAACGCAGTTTAACTTGGTTAACTTTTTCATTAACCAAATCTTGTATGCGTTGATTCAAAATTTCTTTTGCTTCAACTATTTTATTCTGCAATAGTTTAGAAATAAAACCTTGCATTATTCTCTCGATGTTGGAGTTACACCATATGGAGGATAGTTAAATGCAGCTGGATCAGTAAACTGGCCAGAACTATAGAAACGATTGTCTTTATGTAATTCAATAATTAATGTGTAAGCAGCATTACTTGTGGTACCAACGGTTGTAATTGTTACATTGCCTGTAGGTCCAACGGCATTATTTGTAATTGCAGGCAATTGATATTGTGGATTTGTATCACCTGAACCAACACCTAAAGCAAAAATTGTGGCATCAGATGTTGTGCCTTGCCATTTTAATTGCAGATGTCCAACTTCAGCATCAACATTATAGATAACACGAGAAATCGTAAACGCTGAATTGGCAAAACCAGGTGCAGTTGTATTACCTGTTTGATAAGGTAAGTTATTAGCATTTAAAGCACCAGACAAAGCTCGTGGATCAATAACAACTGTTAACGCTTCGTTTCCGCCAGCGGCATCAAAAATACCAACCCGTTTAATTACGGTGCGTTTTGTTGTATCGACTAAAATTTGTGTGCTATTTGATGTTGCCATTTTTTTATCCTAATTAATTTTCGGTTTCTTCGTCCATGCTACCTGTTGAGGACCATTGCATAGATGTATATGGAACTGTTACATATTTATTAATCTTATCCACATAGTAAAGAGCCACTCTTTGATTGTTTGGAAACTGTCTAATAGACTTTCGTTTCATAATTAAAACGGCAGGAGGATCCATAGGCAAACCATGGTCTTCCTTTTCGTTCAAAGAGCGTAGTTCTTTAAGTGTTTTCACCTAAATTATCCTCTGGTTGCGTTTCTTCTTCTTCTTGAGCAAAAATATTTTGCGCTACTGCTTGTTTAGCTGCACCTAAATGATTCATCACACGGTCATGAATATCAGCATATAATGCATCACGCATTTCTTTAGCGTTATCTTCTGCCGCATAATCTATAATTTGTCTTGTATCTGCCATTTTATCTCCAATTTAAATATTTATAATATTTGTTTCAATTTAACAAAAGTACCAGGCGACTTTTCTTCTTGTGTCTGATTCTGTTGTGCTTCTCTTTTTTGCAGTTCCATTTGGTGTTCTGCATCAGCTGGATTCATTGGTTGGTTTGGTACTTGTGACATCAACTGTTGTTGTGCCACATCATTCATAACACCAACTGGTAAACCCATACCAATTTCTTTTTCTTCATCAATTTCAGTTTGCATTTCTTTAATTTGGTCATCTGTTAAACGCAATACATTACGCTGAATCCATGCTTGTGAGAAGTAACGACCTGTATAAGGATCCACAGCTGACAAGAGAGATAATCTTTCTCTCATCAATTCGGCATCTTTTAGTTCACTAAAGTTATTGTCTTTAATGAAATCATAATAGATATGTTCTTTAAATTGGTCCCATTCATCAGCGGTACAGATACCTTTTAATACACATTGAACTCGTAATGCCTGATTAAAGATATCAGAAAACTTATTACGCAAACGGTCAACAAACTTTGCAAACTTCAATTCGTCACGAGTTACTTCTGCAACACGACCAATCGAGAATCCTTGATTTGGTTCTAAACGAGAAATAGGTACACTTAATGAGTTATATAATTTCTTTTGAAAGTATTTAACATCTTCCAACTCACCTAAGTTTTGGCCACCAGGTAGTGTAGTAATCTCTGTGCCTTTTCCACCTTCACGGCGAGGCAACCAAAAATCTTCCATCATAGATAAAAATTTACGGTCATCACGGACTTCACCAGTCTGTGCATCATAGACCAACTTGTTCTTATACTTGACCATAATATCACGCAGATATTGTTCGGCCTTTAATTTAGGTAAATTACCTACATCAATATAAAATATACGGCGTTCTGGTGCACGTGAGATACGATAGATAACTGTTGCATCCTCAATCATGCGTAATTGATTAAGTGGTTTGATTGCCTTGTGTAGGTATGATAATACCACAGCACGGCGAGAGTCCATCAAACCGGATACAACAGAAACAATAGAATCTAGTGTAATACGAACACCAACTGGACCATAACTAGAAGAAGAACCGGATACCACTTTGTCATTAAAAATGTAGTATTCATTGAATACATCTACAATCTCGGCACCGGTTCTTTCATCTTTTTTCTTTTTGAGCTCACGAACTTTACGAAGCTTGCGTGGATCAATATACCGTAATTCTTTAATACCAGCAATTGGATTTTCTTTATCGATAAGCACATTGTAATATAACCTGCCGTCAATATAATAACGGCGGAAGATATCTTGTGCCATATTCTTGTAATTAAGCAATCGCAATATGGTATGAAATTCTTCTTTGATTGCCTTTTTAATTTTTTCTGGTTGGTCTAAATCGTCCAACACAATCTCGATAATTTTACCATCATCGTCTTGCACAATGGCTTCATTCATAATATCATCGATAGCTGATTCAATCTCTGGTTGCATTGCCATTTCACGATAACGAGAAATTAACTCTACTTCATTCTTTGCGGTGCCATCTAGGTCAACATATGTACCATAATAAGCCGCAGATGAAATAGTTAATGCACCATCCTCATTAGAAGGTGGTGTAAAAGAAGGTTGTTGAGCTTGCTCATCTTCTGACTTCTTACGAGCAATCTCAAAACCAAAGAGAGAGAATTTATTAGTAGCTGCCATATTTTATATTATTCCAATTCAATTAAACATAAATGAGGGACCGAAGTCCCTCAAACAAAAACATATTAAGTGGTAGTATTTGATTCCCAATATTGGAAAGCGAACGTTGTTGAATATTCTTCAATCACATCGTTAGAACCCCAATCCAAATCAATTGGTGCAACATCAAGTGGGAATAAACCTACAAACTTATAAGATTTCAATTCGTTACCAGATTTACCATATTGCGTAACTGTTGCATCAACTGTATAACCTGCTGGGTTAACTGCTGATCCATTACGCACATTGCTTGTATGACTGTTAATAGCGTTCATCCATGATTCGAGAGCGTTACGAACTACAAAGTCCTCGTCATTGATAATCTGTAATGTCCAGTCTGTAAAGGTACGATTACCAGCAAACTTTAACTCACGACCAAAATAAAACACAGGCACAGTACCTACGGTAGAACCTGGTAACTGTGCTGTTTTTGCCATGAATGTTGTTTTCTGAGCAGCGGCTGAGCCGTTGGTTGCAACTGTCGGGAATGTTAAAGAGACCTGAAATAGATTGGGACGGGCACCGTCACCAATCATATTTGCTCTAAATTCTGCTACATTGAATGCCATTTGTTTTCTCCTATATCGTGGTTATTTATTAAGCTGCACCAACGATTGTTGTGAAGTCAACACCAGTTCCAACTGCAACAAAATTCAATTGGATGAAGTTGATAGAACGAGCAGGCTTGATGTAGATGTCACCAACAAACTGGTTAGTATCAATGATTTGTGGTGTATTATTTGTTGTATCACAAACAACACGGAAGTCATAGATACCACGGCGACCTTGAACATCTCGCAAGAACGGAGTTACTAATGCCACAAACTGAGCACGGGTAAATTCATCGTTAAACTCAAATAATGAAAATTGAGCAGCCTGAGCAATTGATTTTTCAAGAACAATAAACAATCTACGGACATTGATACGGTCAAATGCAGATGGTTTACTTTGTAGTGTTTTATCACCAAACAAAACAATACCTTGACCGGGGAAAGATACAACAGGATTTACACCTGCGGCATACAATGTATCACGATATGTTTTACTTGGACTCCAAAGTAATTTAATAGCATTTTTAATTTGGCCACGATTGAAACCAGCAGGTGAATACCATGGGTCACGAACTGTATCTGTATTGACACACAGACCAGCAATGTCACCATTCAATGGAATCCAACGATAGGTATTGTTATACTTGTCATACATATATTTCCAACCAGAGTCGGCAACCACATATGAACTTGAACGAGCCAAACTTGTTAACCAGTTTTGAACACCAGTAATTTGATTAGCTGCAACAGAATTATCCAATGCATTGTATGGAGGTGAAATAAATGCCACACAATCTTTACGAGAGTTGACAATGTTATCAATTACATATTGTTGAACAACTGTATTAGCATCACCAGTTAGAACTAATGAAATATCAATCAATTCTTTATTGGCAAACAAATCGTAAGATGTTTGTAAATTTCCGTTTGTTACAGTCGATTCATTACCATAACTTAAAGGTAAAGTCTGATTAGTTGTCAAACTAACATAGGTTGTATTTGCTGCTGATGTAAACCAGTTATTTTTTGTGGTAGAATAACTTGGAGGATCTACAGCATAAACATATTGTGAATTATTAAACAAAACTTGTTTGTAATAATTTGTTTGACCATTTAAAGATGCATCATATGCTTTGGATACAAATGGATAAACTTCTAAAACTGTTCCTTGAGTGCCTGTAAATTTGCCGCCTGCATCAATAACAACAATGTGAACTTCATCGTTTGAACCACCTACATCTGTTGCGTATTCTGAAGTGCCGGGAGCAGATGTGAAATATGATTTATATGACCAAGAGGTAAACAAAGTAGTGTTGGCGCATATAGAAACTGATAAAGAATTACCTAAAGAACCAGGATAACGAGCCATAAAAGCACCGTAAAGGTTATTTTTATCGACGTTTAAAATAGTATTTTCGTATTGTTCTTCGTTTGCAATTTGTGTGGAATTTACAGTTGATGTGTTGGCAACGGCATTATTTGAACTACCATTGATAGCACGAACAACACTTAAATTATTACCATAAGCTAAAAAACTGGCAGCAGTAAAATAAGACACAAACGAATTTGCATTTGGACTACCAAATATTTGTTTGAAAGTTAGCTCATTGTCTACTAGAATTACTTGATTTGCAGGACCCCACGCAAAGGTTCCAGCAAAAGCACCGGCCGTAGTTAGTACCGATGGGACGACTGTTGTTAAGTCGACCTCGGAAACATTTACGCCTGGAGAGATTTGAAACGCCATTTTATTCTCCTTGAATTATTATGTGTTCTTGGCAGTTAAAATACCATATTGATATTTATGATTCATAGGATTTACAAGTCCTTAAAGAAACTATGGTGATATGATGCATATGTATCACCTCCACCAGCAACTTCCCATACATCACCGCCTTCTACCATAAAATCATGTTGTAAACCATCTTCTATGATAGGTTCGGGTAAAACATCTTCATCTATTTGATTCATGTTTTCCAACTGAATCTGTTTTCTCAAATCATGGTTGACAATTTCTCTGAAGTAGGCCTGTGTTGTTGCCCATGCAAAGATGACCAAAGTCATCGCCATATCATCATTTGCACCTTCCGCAGCGGCAAATGAGGTTTTATGTTGTTCAAAAGTGGTTAACTCTGAGTAAGTGTCAAAGTCATTAATTAATAACTTATCACCTTCAATCAAAGTTTTAAGGTTAGAACAACCCACCGCTTTGACCTGAGGAGACATTTTCAGTCCCATTTGAACACCTCTGGCAAAACCAGCAGACAACTGTTGTGGTTTTTTATTGCCAGTAAAGACTTTCAATAGATTCTCATATTCTAAATCTGAATGAATAAAGTCTGCCACTTGTGGATTGTTATTGATTTCAATCAAAATATAGGCATCATTATATACTCTAGCCGCATTGACAATTACCGTTGGGAATAATATAGGTGATATTGATGAACTAGAATATGTAGCCACTTGCCTGTATGGTGTGGTAGATATATCAAATATTGAGAATGTAGAACTGTCTAAATTTTTACCTTCAGATACATCAACCGTCATTGCATATAAGTGGTCAGACTTTTCATCATTCTGTCCTTCTTTGATAGGATGTTCATATATCTTCATCTTATCATGTTCTGCAATTGGGTTCATGTACCTCAATTGTTGTAACTTGTAACCAGAAATCAAGGTGTTGGAAGAACCTAAGAACTCCGTTTCAAACTCTTGTGCAAATTGTCGTTCTGATGTATTACGGATAGTTTCTTCTTTCCATACATCATCACGACCCGGTACCATAGACCAATGAATTTCAAAGTTTTTATAGTTATTTCGTTTCTCTATTGAATCCATCCATAGTTTATAGAATAGATTCATACCATTTGGTGTAGAAACAATAATAATCTTTGAGGACTTACCAGAGGAGATTACAGGATAGACTGAGTTAAAGAACTCATTGGCAATATTGTTTGGCACGAAAGCAAATTCGTCTAAGAATACAATGTTAAAAGAACCACCTCGGATTGCAGAGGAGGAAGTCGAGGCAGCGATTACCTTAGACCCGTTCTCTAGTTCTACATTACCCTTGTTCCATGTCACCACACCTTGTTGGAGCCATTGTGGTAAATTCTCATATGCCAGTTGATACTTGGATAGAATATCTCTTGCAAGTGAACCTTTGTTTGCCAGAACGGCTACGTTTTGAGAATCGGTAAAAATAGTTGCCCAAAGAAGATAGCTAACTGTTGTAGTAGTTTTACCCACCTGACGAGGACATTTGGTAATAACGAAACGATTATCTTTGAATAGATTAAGCATTTCTTTCTGAAAGTCCCACATATTAAAGTTAATGAGGCCTTCATCCACGTTTACAATCTTAATGTAGTTCATACAAAAGTAAACAGGATCCTTAGAACACTTTACATATTCTTCAATCTGTTCTTTGGTATACTGATGGTCAACACCTACCTTTTTAAGTAGGGGGTTATCACGGTAAGAGTCTTTTTGGTTCATTAAAACAAATCCTGAATTTTTATCTTGGCGTGAGGTGAATTTTTATCACCATGGTAATCAGTACCAAAATGTGTAACCCATGTGTCGGAGAAATTATTTAGTGGTAACATATATCTATGTCCATAACCTGGAGGTATGTTCACAAACATATTGCCTAGATTGGCTGACTCACGAATACCCCATGATCCTTTTTGGCCAAACTTATAGTAATCCGATTCAATATGTTCTTTGACCAATTCTTTATCCATAATAAACATACCTTGATATGGTTCAGATAAAGAAATAAACTTCTGTTCTTCTACTGTAATTGTTGGTCGATGCCTTTGTAGATGTGTGCAATCTAAAGAATACACTTGACCTTCTGTATCTCTTTGAACACGGTGAACGGCAGGTATAAAGTTTAAATTATTCTTTAAAAATAAACTCCTAGTTTGGTTCCAGTAAAGAAATGTTTTCTTTTCAACTTGAATATTACCTTCCAAGTATGCAAAGTGTGTGTAGTCCGATTCTAAAAATTTTGGCATATACTTCTTATGTTCCCATGTGTGCCAGAATGGGTCGCCTAGTTCTGATACATGAATAGGCAAAGTAGAATCAAAATTAACATTACTGTTAATAATGAGTTTGATGTTTGGTATTTCAGATAATGTTTTTATTACTTTTCTAAACTGCTCTAATCGTTCTTCTACATAATAAAAACAAACATTCACCCAAAGTTTCATTCTTTTCCTTTGAGAAGTTTATTGAGTTCTGCTGTGCTACCTACAAAAATGGCCTTATCAATATTTGTGCCAGCATTCTTTTTCTTTTCTTCATCCATCTCACGCATTTGTTTTTGAATAGATAAAAGTTCTTTATTGGCATCTACCATATTTTTTAGTAGACCACCATAGACTTCAAATGCTCGTGGATGTTGGCCTGCTTTGGCAATGTTGAGTATTTCTTCCATGGCTTCTTGTCCTTGGTCAATAATACCTTGTAGATTTTCTTTTGATTGTTGATAGGCGTCTGTGAGGTCTTGTTTTAAATCAGGCTCATTATACTTGACCGACACCGTAGGAAGTTTTTCTTTCTTTTCTTCTGGTATTGGTGCAATATCAAAAACATCAGATAAAGTTTTATTCAAATCATTCATAGTTTAATATCCAAATCTTGCCTTATATGTTGCGTGTAAAGATTGTATATCTGCCAAAGACAATACACCATTATATACTTTTACAAACGCTATATTTCCTGATTGAACTTCTGTACCAGCTGAACGACTAAACAATCTTAGTTGATTAAAACCACCGCCACCAGCATTAGTTGCTGTGAATGATACTGCTGATGGTGCAGTGCTTGTTGATGCGTATAAATTACCAACGTTGGTAGAAGTATTCCAAGTAGCAAAGTCTAAATGCCAAACAGTATCAGCTCCAGATGATGGTAAGTTTACAGAAAAGTTTGGATAAAAAGTATTTGGATTACCATTATAAGCACCCATCAACCAATCTTTAACACCTTCATTTTGAGTGTTTAACAATCTACCTGCTGATGTTGCAGATAATTTATATGCCATGAATACAGTATAACTTTGTGCAGTAACATAACTTGGACCGCCATAGATGTAATCTGTTCCTGTAGAGTTTGACTTGGCAAATGTTCCACCGTTGGCACTATTCCAAGTAAGAGAAGTACCAGCATTTGATGTTAAGGTGTAAGTTCCGGTTGCATCTTTTGATACACCACTAGTTGGCACAGCAGAAAAATTTGCTGCATCCAAATCATAAACCAATGTTGCTGAAGCAGCTGCAACAGTAGTTTGTCGTTGAACATTACTGGCCATTATAGCCATCATACCACTCATTACGAAACTCCAGTACCGTTAATAAACCATGTGTTTGATGCAACTTGAATTAATGAAGCCATACCATATGTAGTAACATTTCTAGAAGCACTTGTTGTATTACCAGCAAAATACATTGTTACACCAGTATTTGGCGATACAGTTATGTTTGCACTTGATGATGTTCTTGAAACAATCATAATGGTTGAACCATTTGAAAATGCCACATTTGATGTTGTAGGAATGTATAGTATTGTATTAGATGCTTGTGTATAGTAAATGTGTTTACCAGCATCAGTTAACTGTAAAACATAATTTGTTGACTGTGCATTTTGTGGAACAGTTTGAGCAGCTGCATTAATAGAAGTATTTTGGCTGTTATTAATTGTTTCAATACTATTAAGTCTAGTATTTTGTGTTGTATCTACACCTTGTATAATTGTAATACTATTATTTTGATTAATATCAATTGTTTCAATACTATTAAGTCTGGTGTTTTGTGTTGTATCTACACCTTGTATAATTGTAA